TGGGCGAAATGAACATTGCCGGGATGGTTCCGTCTCCATTCGCCGAGCCATCGAGGTGCCCGCGTATGAGTGATCTGTTGCTATGGTCGAGAGATCGGAAGTTCGGATTGTCTCTGAATGAGACCATTCTGCTGGAGGGACTAAAGGAATGCACGGATTCCGGTTCCGAAGAAACTGGCGGCATACTTGTCGGCTATTACACGCCCGCGCACGATTGCGCCGTTGTCACCGCACTCGGCGGACCGCCGGAGGACTCCATCCGTGGGCCGAGGCTCTTTGAACGAGGGACAAAAGGCATCCAACGCTGGATTTCCCGTCTGTGGCGGGAACAGAGGCACTTCTATCTTGGTGAATGGCATTACCACCCAGGAGGAACGCCTGTTCCCAGTCCGGACGATAGAGAGCAGATGCAGAAATTGAGTAAGGACAGAAACCTGAAATGCCCAGAGCCCATATTGCTGATCATTGGCGGAAACCCAAGAGGAGCGTGGATAGCGAAAGCGTATGTTTTTCCTGTGGATAAAGAATATGTCGCACTGACGGCAATGGGGCGGAGGTGATTATGCAGGCCATCCCGTACACGGATTTTCCCCTTGAGGAGATGAAAATATGGGTACAGAATGGCGTGATGATGCTGCCGTCTGAGTACTAAACCAAAACGACACGAAAGGGAATCCGATGAAAATCAGCATAACGACAGATGAAACGAGAGTCTCCGAACTTGTGAAGAGCGGTGGGTGGGCATACACCCACCGCTACAACCAGACGCAGTGCGGATGTGATGCTATTGAACACATGTTGGTAGAGGCTATAAACAGGCCGGCGATCATTGCAAGTATTCTAGCAGCGTCTTACGACCAGAACCCGGAATACGTGAAGGCAGCCCGCGCCGCCCTGGGCATGACGCAGGCCGAGCTTGCCGAATCGCTGGGCGTGGCGACCGATACAGTATCCTCGTGGGAGCAGGGGGAGCGGAACCCCTCCGCACCTGCCAAGAAGCTCATTGACATGATGACTAAGCGAACGAAGAAGAACCGACCAGCATCCACCAGTACATGAAAGCGTACTGGTACTGAAAAGCGTACTGGTTCCCCCAGACGGCCCGTGTTTAACCGCACGGGCCGTTTTCTTTCCCATTTCCAACCGGGCACGGATGGAACGGAATAATTACCCGCGATATATTCCGTTTCTCGAATGACAATAAAAACCGCACAAACACGGCATAGGATTGCATTTCACAAACGGAACGGAATAATTACATTCCTATTTCTCCGATGGCCGCCACCCGATATTGGCTTATCCCACCAAAGCGGAAAACCCCCACTGTACTGTGCAAGGTGTGCGCCTAACTGTGCATGGTGTGCAGCAAACTGTGCAAATTGCACGCTTGCCCGAGGTTTTGCCGCTCTTTGTTCCCTAGTTTGCGCTCTGTGTGCCTTAGTGTGTGCCTAACTTGTGTCTATTCGTGTGCTACATATCCACCCTGCCTCATAATCCAATCAGCTTCATTAGCATAGCGCACATCAGTGAACGCTATATCCCCTGCTGGCAAGGGCTGAACAGCCTTAATCCAGTAGTCGGGGTCTTCAAGCCTGCGCGACCTTCCAAGCGAAACCATTAGATGCCTATACTCCTCCTTTTTTGCCTGTAGTTCATCAATAGTAATCATTAGTGTGTCGGCCAATTCTCGCTTTAATGGATCAGCGAATGCTACCCTAGTAAAGGTAGATGGAAGAGCATCAAATGCTGTATCCTTACCAACCTTGCTATATCCTGCGAATCCTATAATCATGTTCTATTCCTTAACTTTGCACATTTATACAGTTCCTCAGCACCCATAAAATCAAAGATTTTCTCCATAACATCCTTTCGGTATAACGCTGGAATCCCCTCTATAAAAGTGCCTTTCCACTCTTCAGGAATATCAGCATACTCTCTAGCCATTCGTGCGATGTATTTGCATGAATAGTCCGGGTCGGTCCTGTCAACTTTTACACGGTCTATGGTAGTTCGTTTTATTCCTAACTGCGCCCTTCCGTTCATTTTCTGCACTCCTTAATCATTCGGTTTATTGCCTCCCTAAGTACCGGCCATTCAGCGGAATCTACTCGAATCTTGTTTTCAAGTTGTGAAACCTCGACGAACTCTCCACACGCTTCGTCAACAATAGTCACGGTGAACATCGCTTCATCGAATACTGCCATTCCCTCTGGTCCTACTATTACTTGCGTAGTTCTGATTTCGATCATGCCAGACACTCCTTTGTTTTGCCGCCGCTCAAATTGGCGTCTGCCATATACTTTGCGTACATACACCAGCATTCCGCCTCGCAATCAATCCTGCACATTACGCCGCACCCGCCGGGGTGTTCCCATCCTTCGGAGTCCGCCGGACACGAGCCGGTCTTGTCTGCCAGCAGCCTTCCGGCAGCCAATAAAGCATCTTTGTATATCGTCATTATTCTGTGCTCCCTTCTCGCTCCTTTTTTTTGCGCCCCTCCCTCATCTTGGCTACCCAAAACGGGGTCGGCTCTTCCGTGTGTTCTTTAAGCAGCGCACCGCTTGCGTTGGGCGGCAACACCAGCTTCGAGCCGACATCATCCCACCAGCGCAACGCTTCTGTCATCATCTCGTTTGCTTGTTTCATATCTTCCCTTCTTCCCTCGAATTGGCTACATGGCCCTAACTGGCGTTGGGTGCGAGTGAGATGATGAGTGAAAATAGCGAATCTGCACCCATGTTCCCACTATCGCCAGACTCGTTAAACAAATGCCACTTTCGATCCTGCCACCCAATTTTCCCGCCAAGTGTAACTTCGCGCTCAATCTCAAGGCAACCATCCTTTAAGCAGCAAACCAGATTCGTCGAGTCTACGGCGCGCCGCGTCTTGTTGAGGCGATGTAAATCTTCTCGCTGATCATAAATCTTTTCAGTCATTTCATACTCCTTCTGAGTCGCCGAGACTCACAATGTCGTTAGCCTGCTCAATGATTTTTATGATTTGATCGAGGTCTTTTGTCATCTGACGGTAATCCTCTTGATACGTTCGGCGGGGTTCGTCTTCCCACCAATCACGCAAGGCTCGTAAATCCTCGCAGTGATCGCGCAAGCTTTCAGCCAAGCCCAGCGGCAGGCTAACCAGCCCATCGAGGCTGCGGGGTGCTCCGGTCGTTTTATCTTTGTCGCTCATAATTCACCTTTCGTTTTGTTCCGAGCCTCATCGGTGTCGTTCGGAAACATCTCAAAAATATCCACCACGGCTTGCTGAGCCACTATATTCGCTTTGTCTTTATACTTGCCATCGCACGGGGCATTTAAAGCACCGGATCGAATTGCCCACCATACATCATTCTGCGCTTGGCCAATTAGGTGCTTCATTTTCGGATCCGCCTTAAACATCGCGAGGCGTTTCTTTGCCAGTCGTTCTTTTTCCTTGAATGATTTTAGACGAACAGCTTTCTTCTCTTCGGTGTAAGGGTTGTATTCCTTGCTCATTTAGCCTTCCTTTCGTTCGTCGATAAGGTTGCACTTTGGGCAGTAGCAAAGGACCCTGCCCATTTCGCTCATGCCGTAACGATTAGGCGGGAAGGTAAATTCTGAACCGCAAGCAGGACAAAGCTGTTTAGAGGAACGCGCCTTCGGCAGCCGCGCATCGCCACCCTTTGCCTCCCACTTATCGCAGTTCGCTTTCCACGCCTGACGCGTGCTTCCCGTTCCATTGCACTCGAATGTTCTTCTGTGGTACGACGGGATTAGGAAATGTGTGCACGTCGCGCATGTTCTCGTTTCCGGGTTCATAGGGCACCAAGCTTCATGCTTCACAGATGCGGCTCTCGTTGCGTAAGGCGCACCATGCTGACAATAAGCACAAGTATATGATTCCGTTGGCATTACTGAACCTCTCCTGTCCTGTGATGGTACGCATCAACCCAGTCGATAAACCCTGCGTCTTTGGCCAGCTTGTCGGCTCCGCGTTTGACTTCTGCCTCGCTGTTTTCGCTTGCTGGCCACGGGTCCGAAACCATAATCAACTCGCACAGGGCAAAGAGGAACGGATTGCTTTCTGCCCGCTTCTTATACGCTCCGCACCAGTCGTTTTTAGAAAACCACGCTTTATTCTTCCGACAGTCACCCCAGTCGTCATCCTCATGTACTCGATCGAAATACCTGCACGACTCGCAATTTCCCGCATAGTCTTTTTTACTAGTCTTCATGTTTACCTTCACTTTCTTCCATTAACTATATTTCAATAACGTGTGGCCGCTATTTGTATTTTCAAAGATGCTTCTCACCTTCGATACGCCTAAAAGCATCTTGAAGAACTCAACCTCATGATTTGTTATTCTCCTCTTGATGCGTTTGAGCTTTCTAATAGCCGCTGCCTTTACAATGGCAGAACGCTTAGAAACCTTCTTGCCTATACCTAATGCGTCGGCCACCATGCGTCCATACTCAGGGCCATAACGTGCATTTAACCATTTGATACGCTCTATATCGGAATAGACAATGGGGTCCTTTTCGTAAAAACAAGGTGTGTGAAGAGGAAATCTTTCTCTCATGGCAGAAGATAACCTAGTTAGTTTCTCCTCTTTGCACGATTCACAGCGGCGATATTGAACATTCTTATATCCAGAGCCTCCCTTTATCCACCGATCGTAATTCTCATCTAATATGTCTCCTACTCCCTTATCATGCAGATACAGAGAATGATCATATACATCCCATGTTATATCAAGGAGTGCACTCTCTTCATCAGGATATTCGATTTCGAGTCGTCCGCATATAGGACACCTAAATAACTTATCTGCGAATATAACCGTTAATATGTCGCTTGGTTGTTTAGGCGTCCTATTCCAGCGTGTTTCATAGGTATTAGGTGTGTCCGTATATTTAGGCCATTCAATCTCCATTCCATAGTGGTTACCGTGATAATAATCGTGATCGCGATAATCCGACCGGTTGCCGTTTATTACATTTTCATGTCCTCCTACAAACAACCCATTGATTCCACAGGTTGTGCAATAGCTATTTATTCGATAGCGAGAACCTTCCTTACATGCCTTAAATATCCTTTGATTCACATAGAGATGACCGTACATCCTACTAATTATGATAATTCCATTAGGCTTCATGTTACATCCTTAGAAGTATGTCTTTCAGTTCGCGCTCGGTTAGTGATAATCCACGCCGAAACATAACTGTCTTACCAGTTATTCTGTATCCAAGCGGCTCGGCATCAAAGCTGCGTTTAGCAGCCTCAGCTTGTATAATAGACTTCTCCGACTCTAGCCACGCCTTTTGCTCAGAATCGCCTCTAACGTGATCCTTAGCGAAGGTCTGCCTAGATTGCTCTGGGGTTAATTCCTTTACATTGACTAGCAACTTATCTCCACTAGCTAAAAGCAGTGATATAGGCTCGGATAGATATTTCTCTTGCTGATGATATGGACATTACGCTAGCCGCTTAATTCCGGGAGCCGAGCTACATAGCATAAGCGGATGAATCCCTCGTTTGCCTAGCGAATAGAATCGCATGATTATATGCTCATCAAGTCCAGTTTTATCAATAATCATTCCGATTGAATTAGGGTCGTCATCCAATATGGTTGCAATAATCGTTCCTGCTTCAACCCAACTTTCTATTCCGCTAGTTATCAACGCACCGATTTGTTCGATTAGCCCTTCTTTATATTTTGGGTCTATTCTCATTTTCTCAATCATGGATTCGCCTGCATCTAAGGATTCTATAACTTTATTCATTTCATTCTCCTGCTTGTTTACTGTCCATTCCATACGTTAACAAGTCAACCCCTTCATGTATGGATGAATGGGCGTATACGCACTCTCTCACCGGCTTCATATCTCCATTAGCAGTTAGCACTATTCGCGTGTTGTCTAACTTCCCGTGCTTATTTATGCACGGCCTTACGACTGTAACTTTATCTCCATAATCACGAACTATTATATGCTCGTATTGGTCCTGAAACTTACATGGGATAGCTGTTATTTTCATTTCATCTCCATCGTTTATAATACAATGCTCTCGGCCAGCGTGTAGGCTCCTGTAATGTAATCCCAATGGAATACTACCTTACCTATAGAGCCTATATTCTTATCCCTCACCTTGGTTATGTGTACTTCGGTTTGTCCGTCGTTTGTTTGGTATGATCTCCAGATGCTAATTCCTACATCCGCCTTGTTGCGGAAGTTCGCGGACCCAGATATATCATAAAGAGTTGGCACCCTATAGTCCCCATTATCTAGCGGAATCATCTTGGTAGGATGGGCTACTAGAATCATTTCTATATTATGCAGCCTTCCAAAGTTTCTCAGCTTAGATAGAAACTCGGATATATATTCCGTCTCGCTCATCTTGGGTGATCGTTTATGTTCCAGTTCATTATATGGATCAATGATGCAGGAATCGCAGCCATACTTTTTCTTAATTAGCCGTATTTTATTTAGCAACCTATCCAGCGTCATCCCCGACTCTTCGGGTGTAATGATGGAGATATGCTCTGAAAGGTGTTTTAAGGCACCGTCACGCTCTTTCTGGCTCATAGGTGGATAATGATTGCGCTCAAACATTGGCTTGCCTACAAACTTCTCTGCTAGCTTCTGGAAGTGATTCTGCAAAGGATAGTTCTCAGGCGAGAATATTGCATACTTCCATTTATGATCTCGTATGGCATTGATAACGATCTGATCTAACCACTCGCTCTTCCCACTCGAAGGTATTCCGGTAACTATTACCAATGTTCCATGCCTATGTTTCCAGTGGGCATCCATACGCTTCCAGCCTGTAGTAATACCTGCTGATAGTTCTGGATTTTTTATGTAGTCATTGATTGCGCTGGAATAGTCCGAGAACTTAGCGACCCGTGAGGACTCATATCCAGAAGCAGTCGTCATATCGGAAAGCCTGCCCATGATGTACTCGGATAGTTCGCCAGAGTTTTCCTCCTTAGAGCGTGAACACATTTCTACGCCTAGCTTAATCATCTTGCGCTTAGTGGTACACTCTTGCAACTCCTTCACATAGTGGCTGATATTATCCGGCACAGCGTAGGAATCCAATATATCATCAAACGTAAGTGGATCAACAGAATCCAGCGATACATACTTCGCTCTAACGGTTGATATGTCTATGGGTTCATCATTCGCTATTAGCTCGTTAATACATTGCCAGCACAAGATATGTGATGGAACAATAAAGTCATCGCCGGATATGCCCGAACCCAAGACTTTATCATTAACCGAGGAATACTCGGTCATTACGCAAACAAGCACGTTTCTCTCTATCTCGTTTTGTCCTAACTCGCTCATTATTCCTCAATTCTACGGTTCGCATTTGAATTTGTAGATTTTAAGATCACCTACGGTTAATGCGTTTAGCATCTTCACATCCTCTCCAGTGATGATGAAGGTATAATCCGTCACAAGAGAGCCAAGATACTCCCTAGTTTTAGCTAAGAGCTTCTCGTAATGTGCAAGCGCTGCCGCCTCATCTCTCGATGCAGAGATATATTCTTCCTTTGTTTGGGATGTATCGAACAGGGCATCTGAAGAAGCATCCAATAGCTCCTGCCATGAAGTATACGCATTCGATAACTCAACTACTTTAGACTCCTTTCCTTCTAGGAACCTAATTAGTGCTACACTTCTGCAAGCTGTATCAGAGCGTATAAGTGAATCAATAATTCTATCCGCATTCATATTTCTCCCTTATTTTGAGTAGGTGACAGACCATAGGTAGATGTCTCTGCGTGATTCAGCAGGAACATCATTTAGACACTTATGGCCGTGCTGCTTCATAGCTTCCTCAATAGTTCCTTCTTTCTTCTCTTCCAACACCATCATGGATGATTTGAAGCGTTCGAGCTTATCTTCGTCTTGGTCTGCAACTGGAGTCAGTGCCGACGCTTTCTTGATGGGGACTTTAGGGACAGCCTTCACCATAGGCTCAGGGAGGCTATTAGGAGCCTCCTCAGAGTATTTGCTACCCTTGAACCAGTAAACATCCGCTCCAAGCCCCAACACCTTCATAGCGACGCTTAGGGCATCCGTAAGGGCCATCTTGTACGCCTCGTCTGAATGGTATAGTCCGTTCTTCTCGCTGGCTACTAGCATGGACCCGCCTACTCCATCAATTCCGGCACTCCATTCTCCATCCACCTTTACCCATAGACGTACATGAACATGTGATGCTCGTGTTTTCACTGAATCCTTCACATCCGCTTCATCCGTCCAGAAACGGATTACCTCGAACTTCCATCCGAACCCAACTGGTCCGAAAGTCTCTGTCATTTGGCGATATCTCCATAATGGAGATATGTCAGTCATTCCAGACAGGCGTCCGCCTTTGATTTCTTTTTTCGCTTCATTAGGCACTGATTGAAGCTGTTTCCAAACAGTTAAATTACTCATTGCATTCTCCTTTGTTTTAGGGAGTAATGCGCCCGGCACGACAACCACGGCGCACCTCCAAGATAATTATTCATCCTCTATTTGCTGAACTTTTACAAGTCTATACTACGAACTTGCCGCCCTGCACGGGCTTTCCTCCTTGGGTTTTGCTGTTATGTCTTGTCTTCCAAGTTCTAACAGCGGCCTTCCAATCCGCCATTACTTTATCTTTTATTTTCCACCCTCGTGTTTGATAGTAGTCAACGAACTTGTTTCCATCTATTTCGAAGCCTATTGTAGCTCCGTATGCAGTTACTTCTTCTGGTACTGGCGGTTTAAACCTGCGCTTGTGATCAACATCTAATTGGTGAAGTGGACATCCGATCATTGCGCGTGGATACAATCCATTAACCTTGTCAATGGAAGTAGCTCTACAAAAGGCGAAGAACTCACCCTTGAAACTAATTGTAGATAGAAGCTCGCACCGCCCAGACGAATAGGAACACATAGGTATTCCTCCTTCATCGAAGAAGCGCTCATATTCACGGAACACTGAATCCTTCATATTATGCCTTCTGAATAGTTTTCCACGAATTGTTCAACTCAGCGATACGGTACGCATAGGAGAAATACTCCCATCCATATTTTAGTTCCTGCTCCGACCACTCCTTGAATAGAAGCATCTCTCCAGACTCCCTTGAGAAGTATACGTTTGCACACTTCGCATTAGGGAATTTAGTCCCTAGCCGATAAGCGGCTAGCTGCGCCACTTCCCTCAATTTTGGGATCACGCCCACCTTCACCAACTGTTTTCCAGTCGAGCAGCCATGTTGGAGATGCAATGTCCGGCGTACCACCAAAGGCATAGTGAACACCTTCAACCTCGCCTTTGAATACGAAACACGCTTCCGAATCGTATGCAGACAAGTGCCTATCCAATAGGATTCCTGCTGCCGCCTTACACGCATTAGCTAATGCAGGATCACCAGGAAGCGTTCCAGTCTTTAGCGTCATCTCTATAGCACCATGATATTCTGTGCCCCTGTTAGCAGCCTCTTCCCGTCTAGCTGCACATAGCGCCATTCCCGCCTGTACGTTCCCGGCTTCTACTCCGGCCTCTACGGCCAGCTTAGCCACCCACTGGAGCAATCCCCCTATCTCAGACGCTTGATCCAAGATAGTGTTGACGCTTTCAACAGCTCCATCAACTACGGCCTTTGCTCTAAGCACACGCTTAGACTCTTCGCCGTTCTTTTTAAGTTGAATATAACGCTTCGCCCCGCTAACGGTCTGAACATACCAATGACTCATGCTTCCTCCTCTTCTTGCCCACAAACAGGGCAGGGTTTTAGTTCATACTTACCGGCTTCTTCCGCCGCACCTTCGATAGAATCATACGCTTTGCGCAGATTCCCTATCCACACACTGACATACCCCTTCCCATCACACTCGTGACATACAGCAATGCTACAGGTACGCACCTTGCGATTAGTAACGTGATCAACTACCGATTGCCGTTCTTCCAGAATGCCATCAGCGATCATTTCCGTAATACGTGGTCGGACATAATTCATATCACTCATGCCGAGCCTATTACAGACTTGCCGATCAGTGAGAGTCGCCGATCCATAGGCTTCATATATTACTTTCTTTCTAGCTGATGGCTTTAGCTCGTCCCATGCAGCGAGGCTGTTTTCATGTATCATGGCTCTCCTTTATATTTTAATTATCAGCGCATATATTGCATTCTTCAATGCCTGCTCTAAATGCTGATTCATATCCGATATAGCATAGTCTTTTCCAAGTCCTGTTTCCCCGGCGATAGCGCACATCGTATAATAAACATACGCATAATGGGGAAACTTCTCTGTGGTATATGGCTCAAGAAGCGACGCTGCGATCCGCTCATCCAACCCTTTCCTCAATGAGGACAAGCGTTGAATCATATCCGTTTGACGCTCTAGTTCTTGAATCTGCTTTTCTTTATCCATTACCTACTCCTTTGTTTTGCTTCATTGCTCGTTCACATCTTTCTACCCAGACAATGAAAGATAGTTCGTCTAGTTGCTTGTCCGTGTAATATGAGATAACGGCTTCTATCTCCGGTACACTTGGCACATTTGGTTTATTCATTATGCTCCTTTACTAATTACTATTGTTTCTCCAACGATTCGGACTTCCAGCCTGTCCCCTATAGAGAACAATTCTTTAAGCCAACGTCCTCGCAAACGGAGTAATGGACACTTTTCAGAGCTAAGCCATCCTAATGTGATTTTAGTCCTCATTAGCCTCTCCTTTGTTTATATCAGCTCGAACAGATAATCCGGCTCTAAGCCGAAATACTCCTCGCAGAAGTATTCCGTATCTTGACCTTCTTCTATTCCCTGCCTCAGCTCCCGCGAAGCTGCTGCAATTTCCTTGTCTGCTTCCTCTTCCGACATCCCATCACGGTCCATCAAAACCTGCTTTAAACTCATGACTTCTCCTCTTCCCGTTTTTTAAGACACGCTGCACACATTTCGCCTTTCCCATATTGGATAAGTGCATCGACGTACTTCCCGCACCGGGAACACCATATCTTAATGCTCGGAATCCTTTCATAGAGCGAGTCAATACACGCCTTGGCCTCAGCGGCCACAAACTCCTCGGTGTATTCCCTTCCTTCGTCCCAAATGTGCTGGTAGTCGCACCCGATTTTTACGCATTGTTTTTCTCCGTCGAATCCAGTTACTTTTGAGTACCGCGTCATTCCACTATGCCAGTCTAAGTTAGACATAAGCGGCTCGGAGTAGTAATCATAATGGATAAAAGACAGATTCGATTCCTTCGGATCCAACCAGAAACGCTCTCTAATATCTTCTGGGAGCGAGTCTATGAGAATGAAAAGATAGAACGTCCAGCACGCCTTGTCGAACCGTGTAAAACGTTGTATCTCGAACGAAATGCCTTTATATTTTCCAGCCCATACGGTTTTTTCTTCCATGTCTTGTGTCAAACTCATGACTTCTCCTTTCATGGTGTACTTCTTGTTCATAATGCTCCCTTCGCTGTTTTTGCAGGCCCATGACTTTCAGTCCCGTTCCAATCCCTGCCATAATAGCCAGGGTGATTATGAAGGCCGTATAAGCCTTCCCGGTCAGCTTTATCAGCCATATAGTAAAGTCTTCAATCATATCTTACCCTCCTCATGTTATGCCATAGAACACGTTTTAAGGTGTCTAGGAGCGATTATTGCACTAAAGGCATATATAGACCTGCCTAATAGCGCCAAACCCCTTCTAGGTGCCTCTATGCACGATTGCAGCCATTAGCCGAAAGAAGCGTAATTGCTTACTTGCTCTCAAGGCATCCTGCGGCATCGAGCGCCTCCCAGTCAGACGGATGTGGGCAACCGATGGCAACGACGATTAGAGCTCCGTGTTTCTGTTTCAGTTTCATGTTCATCTCATTTCCTCCAACTGGTGTTTCCGTCATTCGTGGTTATCCAGTACCACGCCTGCATTCTCTCTTTTAGCAATCTCTCCACAGTGGAGAGGTGCCAGAAAGAACGTATTTACAGGGATTGAGATACATTCTTTCTGTATTCATGGTCTTATTCTCCTTTGCGGCATTGCCGCTGGTTAGTGTACAGGCGCGTTGTGCGCGTGAGATTGTCTATTATGCGTTCAGCATCTTCAAATGCCATACCTATTGGTTCAGTACTGTAACGACAGAACGGATACGCGCTCTCAATCGCAAGTTGCGTATATGATAGCAAGTAGTTGCCTTGGCGATTGTTGTCTTTGCTGTTTTCATGGTATTCATCCCTTCTAGGCTATTGTTAATACTATATAGTGCCTCATAAATACACACCCCTCCGGACACCACCACCCCCCCTAAATATTTGCACACCCAACCGCAGCACGTATTTAGCGACGCCCTCATCTGCGAGAGCCGCTCCCAGGACGTGAGCCTTGCTATAACTTGGCAGGCCGAAGGTAAGCTGCACACCCAACCGCTTGCACCGCAACAGCATGGATGTTCGCCGACGGGAGAGGCAGTGTCAGTGCTAACGTCACCGCCGGGGTGCCACGGGGTCCCCTTGCCCCCTCCGGCCATTAGGGGTGTTAGTAGGGAAACATCGCCGTACACTATGAGAATCGCCCTAAACCTGGGATGGCTAGTGGGTTGATATTATTGGGAAAGACTAAGCTAAGGGCGGTATTATTGAGATTGTGTTAGCTTGATTTTAGCTTGGTGGGTTTGTGTTGATTGAGTTGAGTGGGGTTTATTGGCATTGATGTGATGAAGTAGTACTTTAGTATCACCTTGGGGAGATTATTTGGGTGGGTTAGTACAACGTCGCATAACACGAAAGATCGGGAAGGGGTATTAGATGTGCGTAGAAGGGGGAGGAAGATTGAGCTAGGTCTTTATATGGGTAAATGCACAGAACGTCTTCTATGGGGCTTAGAACGTGTTTTAGAGGCACTGTAGGGGAGGGGGGTGTACGGGGGTGTAGATTAGCGGAGGGGTAGTGTGGGAAGTGGAGGATAGGTGGTAGAAATGCGGAAGTACAGAATCCGGCTATATATATAGTACAGTTGGTTAAGATATAACACAGGGTAGATAATATATAAACACAGGGTATAGATAGTACATAGAGAGTGAGAAAAGAAACCCATCTTCCTATAACAAGAAAGAAAAATATAAAAGAAAGAATAAAAGGGTTTCTTCCCTTACGAGATGGGCAGTTAAAACACACTTTCGAGATGAGAGCTTGCCGAAGGTTCAAGCGGTCCATCGAGTGGGGGAACCGTCGAGACGCTCGGCCAGCCTCGCTAAAGTTGTTGGTATGAATCTTGTGGAGAGATTGTGGAGAGATTTATGTTGACAGTATTTTGGGAAAAGCATATAGGCATAGGGTGTTGAAGGTGAATTAGGGAGCTTAGTTTTTATACGCTCGCAGTCAGGCAAGGACTTACGCTGATTAAGGCAGGAGGTTGTTATGGTAGTGAAGACCAAACAAATGCGATTGATCCAATACGAGTTGACGTTAATGCGCCGAGAAGTAGACTATCTAAAGGGTTTGATGGACGGGATAGGTAGAGCTACGCCATTTGGTTATCGACTTGATTGCAGCAGAAGCGACTGCACCGTAAGGGATGACAATGAAGCGAAGGGTTGTCCATGACGCGAAGTAAGGTCAAGAAGCTATCGGTAAGGGATGTCAAGATACCGGACAGCATAGAGGCATTCTTTACGACGGAAAGCGTCAATGCTCGAACCATGTTCATGAGTGCCCAGATTGATGCAGTTTGCATGAAGGTATTGGAATCGGTTACAGTGCAGAACTTGTTGGACCTATCGCCTATTCAGCGGTTGAGAATAGCGAAGGACTTGATTACGATGCGTAAGGAGCTTTTAGTGAACAATGTCATATCCGATAGGGATGTGGATAGTGCGCTAGAAGGGTTGAAGAAAACAAAGAACAAACCTCAAGAAGAGGAAGAGTGAAGGGAGTAATATGAGCGAAGACAAAGTAGCATATGGGAAGAAAACGAGAGTAACGCGTGAGATAGCTATATTTCAGATGAAGTCTACAGATAAGGGTGTTGTAATTACGCTGGCTGATACACGACCGCCCGTTGGCATGACAAAAACGGCTCAGGTGAAGGCGTGGATGCTAGAGAACCTTAGCGGAGAGAAAGACGTAACATTCGTAGCAGCTAGGGTATTGATTAGCGGAGTAATTGAGGAGAAGCCGGGCAAGCCCATCCGCCGGTTCGTATAATAAAACAAAAAAAAGGAGTATGTTATGGCTTATGAAGAACGTGATTTGAGCGGGGTATTATTCAAGAACAATAAAAAGACTAGCGAGAGGGCTCCAGACTATACTGGAAAATGCCTTATTGGCGGGGAGAGTCTGCGTATTGCTGCATGGATTAACGAAGGAAAGTCAGGGATTAAGTTCATGTCGTTGAAGTTCGAGGATGAATCGAATCAGGCGGCAGCTTCCGAAACGGTAAGTGATGACGTTCCCTTTTAGGCAATTATGATCATTCCGCAAGAAGCTAAAGCCCTTGATCCTACAAAGAACATAACTGTTCTTCCGTATGGTGTTATAGTTAACCCAAAGGTTCTCTATGACGAGTATATGGAGAAGTTCAAGGAGTTTAACCTAATTGCTCAATTATCGCGTAGCCATCTGACATGGTGGCTAGGCGATATGATCATTGCTGGAGAGAAGTTCTTTCCGAACAAGTACGAGCAGGCTGTAGATTTAACTGGATACAGCCTACAGTATTTAACCAACTGCGTCTGGTTAGCTACGAAGTATAAGTTATCCGAGAGGAAGTATAGCAATCTAAGCCCATTTCACTATAGGGCTGTAGCTTCATTGCAGCCAGAAGATAGGGGAGCTATCCTGGAGTTGGCAGATGCAGAGGGATGGACCGTAAGGACAGTCGAGGCGAAGGTTCGTGGCGAAGACCCAGTATATACTCCCATCTCAGTTGAAGATATAAAAATACCAGACAGGCCGCCGGTTCACTTAAAGACAGCAAGGGTAGATAGACGGTTGATCTTTAGCCTAGAATTATTCAATTCATGGTGGAGGACGTATCCTACCAAGGCTCTTACTGCTAAGCGTGAAGCATTGGATAAGCGCATTGCAAAGGATGCGTGGGAGATGTGCAGGCACTTTTTCAACAAGGGAGTATTTGATGATAAGAGCAAAAAAGAAACCAGTAAAAAACAAGAAGCCGGTAAAGAAGTCCACGGGGAAGTTGAGGAAGGACGCACTAGCATTAGCGTCCGAGATAGCCAAGAAACGTGACTCTAATACATGCTGGATTTGTGGCAAGACGGTAAGTGGAAGTAACTGTCATGCGTCTCACATCATTCCTCGCAGCGCAGATGGACGACTAGCTCTACATCCATCGAATATAATGTGTAATTGCTATCACTGTCATATTAACATTTGGCACAAGAATCCGCTGGAGATGGGAATATGGTTTAGAAAGCATCATCCAGAAATGGAGTCATGGTTAGTAAGACAGAAAATCTACAACAAATGTATGGGCACAATCTCTAGGACGTGGGTAGAAGGGTGGTTAGAGGAGCTACAGCGCGTCGCAGCACTAAATACGGAGGAGATCACGTTATGGAACCAGTCCGCTATTACGAGTGTCGTATGGGTAGATTAAGCAAAGAGGAGATCATAGCCCTTATTAACGCTAAAAAGCAGGATAAGAAATATGGGTGGGAACTGGACTGCTTAGAGCTTGGCAGACAACTAGAGAGACTAAAGAAAGCAGAAGAAGATAATGATTAGTTGGAAAGGCCCGAGCGACTGGACTTACTTCTTCTTCACAGAGGATGGGTGTCAGGAGCTTACATACACACAGTACCTTGGAGATTTTCCAGAAACGGGTGAGGAGTCGTATCTAATGAGATACGTCAAGGACAGGGTTAATAGAGAAACCTTGTTCTTGGGAAGAACCATACTAAGTTATGCGAAGTCATGGTTGAAGAATAATAGGGCTATGCGTGAGCATTTTGTTACGCTAAAGAAAGAGCAGGAAGAGAATCCGCTACAGTTCTATTGTCCTAATGGAAAAGGCCAGCTAGCGTTTCTGAATGATAAGAACTATACCATAAGCGGCATGGTAGCCCCGAATCGTACTGGGAAAAGTACTTGTGCGTGGATAGACCTGTTACTTGATATTATACCATGCGATCCTACGTGGAAACTCTTTACAGAACATGGGGTAAAGTTTAGGCCATTTGCTCCGCCATCAGATGGATACGTTACAGCTGTAGCTACCTATGAGCTTGTAAACTTAAAGAGTACGATATGGCCTCAGATCATTCGCAAGTGGACTCCAGTAAAGTATCTGGAAGAATATGGTATAAGGGGTAAGGGCGGAAGGCCGATCAACTGGAAGGATAGCCCTAGAATACAAACCAAACATCTTAATTTATGGATGATGTACTACAGCATGAGCCAGACGCCGTATGAATCGCAGGCCATTGATAGGTTCATGTGGGATGAGCAACCGGAAGAGGCTAAGTTTGATGGAGCAGATGAGCGGTTAAGAACTCGTAATGGAAGGCATGTATTCAGTTTAACTCCTCATAAGGTAGAAGGACGCGCAGAGACCGGAGCCGGGACGTTTGTGCATGATATGGCACTAGGCAATACTACAAAGGGTCATTCGATCGAGTTCTACAACTGTTCGCTACTGGACGACGTTCCAGATTGGATTTATCCAGAAATACAGAAGAAGGCCGCATTTAGGAAGTGGGTAGAAGAACCGATTAAGAACCATGACGAGAAGTCACGCAAAGAAGGTCGAGCCAGGTTATACGGAGAATGGCATGAAACCGGTGGGTTGGTATATGATGAGTGGGATAGGGCTATACACCTTGTGGACCCATTCGACATACCGCCTAACTGGACTAGATATAGAAGCATGGATTGGGGAAGAGTAAACCCTACTGCGTGTCTATACTATGCAGTGAATGAAATAGGAGATGTATATTTCTATGATATGTATTATAGGCATAACGCCCTAGTATCGGAGAGTGCGTTAGATATAATTACGAAGTCAGGGAATGTTAGACAACGTAATGGACGAATATCAGACACTAGGAATAGTGAAATAGTCGAGTGCTACGAAGAGGTGCAGAAAACGAAGTTCGTTAAGACTGTATTAGATAGCAGGACATTCGCCAGCAAGCAGCCTAATTCATCACTGACTATAGGGCGACTATATCAGCTTAATGGACTATATGTTCGGCCTGCATCTGGGGAAACAACAGAGGCTACAATTCCTATCGTGAAGGAATGGCTAAAGCCCGACTTTAATAAGATACATCCACATACCGGCAAACCCGGAAAGCCGAGGATTTTCTTTTTTAGAACGCTATCAGTATTTATTAAGCATATAGAGCATTATATTAACACTCCGGTAGTGCGTAAGGGTAAGGACGGGGGAACACGGTTAGCAGAGCGTCCTAGAGCGGTAGATGACCACGATATGGACGCCTTTAGGTATGCCATTATAGATCGTCCGCGATATATCGATGGATATAATTATGTTGACAGTTTAGACGAAGAGAGTAATACGCAAAATAATAAGAGGCCATTATATGACAAATACACCGGCTATTAAGGAAATGCTGCCGCTTGGTAACTACGTTCTTGTAAACAAGGCTATAACAGACCATCTGCGCGGAGCTAATGATGAGATATTGCTTTATATGCCAGAATCAGCAGTTCAAACTACAAGCTGGTGTGAAGTACTAGATGTAGGCCCGAAGTGTAAGTATATACGAAAAGAACATTGCGACGGGAAAACATTCGTCATTGTTCCTGAGTTAGATAATCGGATGGAAGTTGTTCGTATTGGAGATGGAAACGAATACCGCTTCGTTAAGGAAGATGTATTCTTAGACAAAGGCCCAAACCGAGGGTTTATTTATAGGAAGGAAGATTGATGAAGAAACAAAAAAGCAGCATTCAAAATCTGGCAATCAATAAAGACATTGTAACCAAGTTCGTTGATTCAGCAAATTCTGAATATAATCGTGTAAAATCTCTCCGAGAGCAGTTCGAGGACTCGTGGGAAGTTGCAGATTATATGTATAAGGCTGCACAAAATAGAACCATCAATGCCGCCGAGGTGTCTAAGGGCATGAATCTTAAAGACGATCCTAGAGCAAATCTTGGTTCTCCCATGTTCTGGCGTCAAATATCCCAAATTGCTTCCGAGGGTGTGGCAGTAGAGAATAGCCGCGATGTTCCATTTAAGTTCAATCCTATCGTAAACCAGAACGTACAGTATTCGAGCGATCAGGGGCAGGCGGAGTCAGACCAGCTAAACTCGCTTGTTCGCTATACGATGAAGCATGATAAGTACAAGGAGAAATCTACGTGCTTCTGGACCAGTTTGGCGAAGTATGGAAACATTCCGTATATGATTAACTGGGCATTAGAAGTTCGGACGATTGACGTTGAAGAGCCGGTCTATGAGGTCATAACCGATGAAGCAGGCAACGAAGTAACCAAAATGACCGGAAGAAAGCGCGTGTCTAAAGAGGTTGTCGTAAAGGCGCACCCCGAACAGCGCATGTTGAATATCTTTGATATATTCGCCGATCCATACATTGGCGACCTTCAAAGCCAGTCCTGTGTAATTGTTCCTTCTATTGTTAATAAATCGGCCATTTATAACGAAGTACGAAAAGGAATCTATGACGAAGACGCTTACGATCTACTCAGCGATGACGATGCTTGGGATGGACAAGAAGGTGTTGCATTCCGTCAACGGTTGCTAGAAAACAATGATAAGACGTGGGAAGAGAGTAAAGGCATAGACCAATATCTAAAATGGGATATATGGTTTCGCGCACCTATTGAGAATGGCAAGTGGGATGAAAAAGCAGTGCCAGTGTTGTATTTTGCAACAATCATAGGGAATACACTCGATGGCGGCAAGGTGATGACCATCATTCGGAATCCAGACCCAGATGATGAAATACCCATTCGTATGATTCATCTATACCCAGATGATGCCGACCTTCTTTATCATGTAGCACCGGCTGATATTATGCGCTCTAATTACAGCGCAGAATGCTCCTTGAAGTGTCTTACCATAGATAACATGGCCTTAGCCTGTAGACCTCCTACAACGATTCTAGAGGGAGAAATGTACGTTAAGCCGGATGATCTTAAATGGGATGCCTCTGGCCGGGTATGGACAATAATAAGAGAAGGCGCCATACAGCAGATGGCTATTAGGGATAATACGCAGCAAACGGTTGGATTGCTGGAATACTTCAAGGCTGAATCTCAGTCCGCGCTTGGTACGGATAAGAATCGGCTTGGAGAGAGCTTTGGAGCTAGAACTAGCGCATTGGAAGCAAATAACATCTTCCAGCTATCCTCTCAGCCTTCATTGGCTTGGATTAACTACGTTCTACAGCAGAAAATAGGATTCTTTGCCCAAAAGACTAAAAGTCTTTGGAGAGCGTATGGAACACCTTCTGTAATCAATGCTATTACGGACATGCCATTGCTGCCCAATGTAAGCCCAACGGATATGATGGGCGACTTTGACACACAGATTGATATTGTGGATGAATATATCAATGATATGCAAGCGCAACAGATGCTTATGGGATTGGTAAGAATGGTTGCACAGGCTCCACAGCTTCTTAAATCAGATACCCACGAAATAGATATTGGCGCATTGATGAAGGATATATTCTCTAAATCTGGTCTGAATGGAGATAAATACATTCGCGCAAGACAGGATGGAGATGCAGCTAGATGGGCAGAGATGGAAAATGTAGCCATGACGCAGAATGGACAGGCTACAGTGGTTAACGTAGATGATAACGATTATATCCACCTTCGTATCCATAAGAGCTACAGGATGCGTTATAACGGCTTTGAGGAGCAATTCCCGAACCTATCCTACCTTGATGCTCATATTCTTGAACACGAGGCTATTATTCAGTCTGAATCAGGCGATGCAGCCGCGCAAGCCCCTAACGGAGAAGTTCCAGTTGGTGGGGAAATGGCAGGCGCTATGTCGGTGGCACAATGAAGAACATGGAAGAACTATATCGAATCGTAACATCTAAAGAGTGGGAAGTATATATGATCCCACTTCTTGAAGAGAGACGTGATTCACAGATAAACATTCTTCTAGCATCAGAAGATGATAGGGCTAGAACCAAGATCAAAGTGTATAACGAAATTATCACCTTGCCCGAGTATATCCTTGCTCAAGTGAACAAAGATAGAAAAGGTGTTGACAGAATAGAATAAAATAACTAAGGAGAACGACAGATGGACAAGGACACTCTTGACGCTGAATCCGTCGATACGGACACTCAAGCCGAAGAATCCCAAGATGGCGCTAAAGGAAGCAACTGGGAATCTAGGTATAAAGACATACAAAGGCACGATACTAAAGTTTCTCAGAAGTGCAAAGCTCTGGAAGAGCAACTAGGAACAGCACAGTCGTTGATTACGGCACTACAGACGCAACGCGTACCTGAAAAGGCCAATCAAAACGAACCAGACTGGCTTTCCGAAACCAAAGGGGTTGATCTGCTGGATGAACCCGACAAGATCATAGAAGTGCTAAAACGGTTCAGGAGTGATGAGCGAAAACAGCTCAGTGAACTTCTTCAACTACGCGATTCTGCGTTTGATGAGAAGATCAACACTATATCACCACGAACAATACAAGCGCGTGAACTCGTCGAGACGCACAGAGAAGACATTCAGCGGATTAAAGAAGATGACCCAGATATGGCGGATGTCCCGGACCTAGCGATTGCTAAGTTATTGGCAAAACAGCGTGGCCGAGATGATGATGGCGCACCCATGCTGCCAAGTATCGGAGGAAAACGGGTTGCCTCGAAAGGCAAGGCCAGTGTAGACCGAGAGATGGAAGCAATGATGCAAAAGCTATACCCCAAAGAACTTGGTTTCAATAGAGACTAGCTCAAACAGAAAAAGGAGATATTTCAATGGCAAACATTACAGAAGTAGAACGAAAACCAGCGCCAAGTGTGTCCGTCGATATTACCATGCTGGATCAACGTAGGGCAATCGAGGATGCGCATCAAACTGCGAATCCAGATTACTCTTATGCCTATCAGCGCCCTAACATCACCAATGGTGAGTTGGAGCAGTTGGGGTGGCAAAAGGTTACAGATGGCAAAGGCGAGTGCGTTCATCATGGCGGCGATCCATTGGTTCGTAAACCAAAGGCTAAACGCGATCAAGAGCGCAAGCGGGAAGACGATATTAGTTATAACATGGTTAAACATAAACTAGACCGGGCTGACAGAGAAGGAAAACTGACTCAAGTAGCATCCAAGAAATCAGCCATTGGCAAAAAATAAGGAGACGAAATGGCGTCTATTGCATTTACTATTAACCCGCGCATTGTTCGCAATGGTGGGCCTATCACGAGTGATGTATATAAATCACACGCAACGACGTTGTGGCTTAAAGGCACGTTGTTGAAGTTCGCTTCCGGGCTGTTGACCCCGGTGGTGGATACTAAAAGCGGTGCGGCAGAGATTGATACCGACGATACGGGTACTGCGGTGCAGTTGTTCGTAGCTCTTGAGGATCATATTGTTGCTGGCACAGACTTCGTAGCAGTTCAGGAAATCCTGTCTGATACGGTTCTGGAAATGCAGCTTTGTGCATCTAGCACGACCAGTCCGGCAACGGCGGCTGTTACTGCTGGAACGTCCTACGCTGGATATCAGTTGCAGAATGCCAGTTACGAAGGATCCGGCCTTGTGGCGCTGGATGTGGATGATACTACGACTCCTGTATTCCGGGTGGTTGAAGTTTCGTCTAATTACAAACCGTTTACCAACACCACGACGAAAGAATACGCGAAGGTACTTGTGAAAGTTCTTCCGACTATCGTTGCATAATAAAGGGAGATTAAGATGGCTGATTTTTCTATGACGGCAAGCGCCAAGAGCGCTATTCAATATAGTGGAGCAGATACCCATACTCGTGAACTGTTCGTTGAGTCTTTGGCTCGCGGACTGGACATGGTATGGAAACGTGACTTCACGGACAAACCGAAACAAGGTATGCTTTATATGTCCGAAGGGACTGTGAAACAACCTACGGCTAAGTTCCAGACCTTCCGCACGATTGGCGGAGTTGTGGGGCAGAACCGTGATACGGATGATATGGACTTTGTGACCCGTGCCGATGGCTTTGGGTTTGAAGTTGTTACCTATCCGTACCGTCAGGGTATCAAGATCGAACGCGAGCTTGAGGAAACGGACGATGTTGGCGTTATTCGCGGAATGCAGTCTGATCTGGCCGAGAACGCGCTTATGACGCAGGAATATGCAGTTGCCGATGTATTCAATCGTTCAATTGCACCTACGTCTGCGCCATTGCTGGCTGATGATGGAATGTATCTGATTGATTCAGATCGTCCTAACGCTAATCCAGAAGCCGGAACGTGGTCGAATGAGGAATCTACCTCTGCGATTACGCCGACCTCCTTGGCTACTGCTCAACTCAACGCTCGTAATACGACTGATGAGAACGGGTTCCCATATCCTCGGAATATCGTTAAGCTCCTCATTCACAAGAATGACGAGAAAACGGTTGAAGAGATTATGAAGTCGGATAAGAATCCGTTGAATGCGAACAATACATACAACACTATGTATAATCGCTTCAAATGGGAAGTCTACGACTACCTGACGACTCGGAGTATCTTCTATATTATGGACGATCCCAAGTCGGAGAAGAACGAATTGCGCTTCTACTGGCGCAAAAAGCCTGAGTTCAAAACCTGGGTTGGCGACAATCCTGATGTTACGAGTCAGCGCGTTCGTTTCATCTTTGGTATTGGCTGTGGCTCGCCTCGCAAGGTATGGCGTGGTGGTCTCGTTACGGCGTAACTAATGGTATAAATGGCTCCCGTGGTTCGTTCCTGCTGCAACCCTTCACCGGCAACACGACCACACGGATCACGGGAGCCGCCCATTAAAATACTAAAGGAGTATGAAATGCGAAACTTGATATACATTGGAATGCTTTGCATTATTGGTACGGCAATGGCCGCTACTGATGCAACAGTGTTTACTAGCGTACAAATAGATGACTTGTTAATAGATGACTCGTTGATCATTCCGGTATCTACGTCAGCTCCGGCAAGCTCTGTATCTGCTACAGGTACTGTGACTGCTGCTGCTGCCGTTGCATTGGCAAGTGGAGAGACGGTTACGATTAACGACCAAACCTATACGTTTACGACTAATACGCTGAGCGCTGCGAATCAAATTAAAATAGTCTCAGCTCCAGTAGGGGCTGCAGGCCACACTAACTCGGTTGCTATGACGAACTTGTTTCTAGCAGTAACCGTTGGTGGTACTAATAATCCTACCCTGTATTATAGTACGACGGTAAAGCCAGCTAATGTTGCGATTACAAAGGAAAGTGTAAGCGTCATTAAGGTTGCCTCCTCGTCCGGCTATCATGGTACGATTGGTAATGCGTTGCCACTTCTAGCGACACCAGTTGCTATAGAAGATGGAACGAATCTGACTGTTAGCGGTTCTGGAACCTTGATTAGTGGAACCGATGGAACGGTTGGCGATGCTGGAACGATAGTACTGTATAGCACGGGCTTGTACTTTACTATTCAGGACTCTACTGCTGGCGACGCAGTATGGACTACTAAATAGGATGTAATTGTGATTCATACATATAAGTTGTATGAAAGGGTTCGAAGGGAGTTCGGCACACAGGCCGACTCCCAACCCTTTAGTGATGCCTTTTTCTCGGCACTATTAAGCATCTCGAATGATTTGGATAACAAAGCATTTGTTGAGATGGTTGCTCCAGAAACAATGGAAGTAAACATAGATATAGACGAGAAGTATTACAGCGCGATTTATAGAGGCTTAAAGTACTATATCAATAATGGGCCTCAGTGGAATGTAGAGCAGAAGGGCGATTTGAGGGCTGAATACTTTATGGAACTGCACAGAGCGCAGTCTATGTATTACGCTGATAATGCACCCTCTCCTTATGATCTATCTGATTAACCCATGTTAGGGGCATGAAATGGCTGATCGCTTTGACGATAGACTTGACTTGGATACGCTTAGCATTTCTCGCGCTAAATTCGTAGAACACAAACTATCCGGGTATAGTGACGATGCTGACGCTGTCATTCTATTCTCTGTTGCGGAGTCGCTTTCGGAAGAAGCTCTTGCGTATCTGAAACAAAACCATTTCTCCTACACGGACGAAACGCTTGATTTCAGAAAACTTATCGGCACGTATTACACCAAAGAACTAAAATACGACCGCAAACTTGGCGGAGTTATTCAGGCCTTAGTCCGCAACTACGATCGTTCCAGAACGTATAAGTCTGTAGACGCCTACGGAAGCAACAAGTGGACCTACTCAGTAAACGGAGCGCTGATAGAGCCTACCATTGACGTTGGCAAGGCTATACTTGAGGCAGCATTCCCTGAAATCGTAGATGCGAACGTAACACAGAGCGAGACAAGGTATGAACAGAAAATAGATGGTCTTTGGTATGGAGAGGTAAATCTTGTAGAGGTCGCTCAGGCCGTTGTTGATTACGAGTTCGTAACGGACTATGACCAGATAAAGATTAGCGCATCCGCAGGGTATGACACAACGACCTATTCATCCGGAACTGGACACACCCATACAAGCAGCTCAGGAAGAAGCACCAGTCGCAGCGCCAGCACCTCCAGCTCTTCCGGCACCAGCGAGGTAAACTCTGAGTCCAGTGGAACTGGTTCTTCGCAAGCATCAACGACGGGAACGTCAATATCTACCTCAAGCTCGTCCGGACATTCGTCAGAGTCCTCAAGCTCGTCGGGTCTCTCTTCGTCTGTATCAAGTTCAAGTGGAGTAACTAGCTCAACGTCTAGCGCATCGGGAAGGTCTTCGTCAGCGTATCGTTCAAGCGGGACAAGCGCGTCAGACACAAGCAGCACCGGAACCACAAACTCAGACTCATCCTCAACCGGAACGTCCCAGACCAACACCTCTACATCCGGAACGTCAAGCTCTAGGTCCAGCTTCAGCGGAACAAATAATTCAAACGCAAGTTCAAACGGAACCACAATATCGAACTCCAGCTCAAGCGGGGAGTCTTCTTCGAGATCAAGCTCAAGCGGGGAGTCTACTAGATTTTCGCACTCTGCGTATAGCAGAAACGGTGCTTCAACAAGCTCAAGTACCGGAACGTCGGACGTCGATTCTACTTCTAGCGCAAACTCTTCTTCTACTGGAGAGAGCAGTTCAAGCAGCACCGACAATTCTACAGGAGCATCTTCCACAACCTCAAATTCTACTGGGACCAGCTCTAGCGCCTCCCAATCAGACGCAAGTACTGAGGGCACAAGCACTAGAAGCGACAACCCAAAATCTGTAAGAATCGTAACGAAAACTTATAGCTCTTCAGGAAGCTCGACGTCGCACAACATCTTCAGGAGTAAAGTCCCAGACTCTAGCAAAAGCGGTTCTTCTTCTTCTTCTTCGACTAAGTCATCCAAAAGCAAAAGCACATCGACAGAATCAATAGCCGGAACTTTCAGTTCGCATGAGACTGGCTCTACTCACGCCCGTAGAACGTCTTCGTCTACTGGGGCAAGTACTGGAATAAGAAGTAGCACAAGTTATGGAAACGGAACAAGAAGTTCCACAAGAAATACAACTGGGTCAAGCACTTCTAGTACATCAAGAACAGGAGCATCTACTAGTTCTGGTACCAGAAGTACAACGTCGTCGTCAGCCGGCTCGTCAACTATATCAAATAGTGGAACGTCTTCGTCTAATTCCAGACGGTCGCAGAGTAGCGATGGAATGTCGCATAGATCTTCTAGTCAGACTGGAACAAGCTCAAGGACGGCCAGTTCATCCGGCACTGGATCAAGGACATCGAGTCAGTCCGGAAAGACGTCTAGCAAGTCAAGTAGGATGGGGTCGAGTTCATCTACTACGACGCAGAGTGGAGAGGGCTCAAGAAGTTCTGTACAGTCGGGGACCGGAGCTAGGAGATCTTCCGAGTCGGGAACCTCAAGCAGGAACACGAGCCAGACTGGAACATCAAATAGAAACTCTAGCCAGACCGGAACAAGTAATAGAAACTCAAGTCGTTCTGGAACCAATCATAGCGTCTCAAGTTCAACTGGTCATAGCACAAGAATCTCAAGCGAGACAGGGAGAAGTTATAGGAGCTCCAGCCAGACAGGTACTAGCAATGTAAACTCCAGTAGAAGCGGAAGCAGTACAAGCGTAACAAACGCAGATACAACTAATACCGGAGGAGTTAGACATACTCTAAGCACCAGCAAAAACATCACGATCACAACAATTACTTGGAGGCTGTTTGTAAAGCACCACCTAACGTATGAAGCCGCAATGATAGAGGCATACGGAAGTGGCGGAGTTCAGGCCAGCGTTCAAGAGGTGACATTTGGGGTTGCAAAAATCTACAGGTCGTCTTATGCTAAGCTATACAAGGTTCATGCCAATAGGCAGACCTCTGATTACTTGAATCCGACTCTGGAGTCGCTTCCTGAATAACAACAAACAAGGGAGAACGGGATGGATGTATTATACGTCGTAAGGAAATCCGACTGGAATCAGGAGTTGAAATACTCACTTAGAAGTGTTTGTGAGAACCTAAGTGGTACTGATAAGGTTGTTATTTGCGGACACCTTCCAAGATATATAGACCCTAGCATGGTTAATCACATAGAGTGGATATTCCCGGAATACGACCCATCTAAAGAGAATGAACTGCTTATCAAGAAGCTGGTCTATGCAGTTAAAAACGGAGAACTTTCAGAAGACTTCGTTTATATGTGTGATGATTTTTTGTTTATCAAAGAGGTTGAGCAGCAGGACATAAAGCCACTCGTGCTTGAGGACATGAACAAGATTTACCGTGGAAATGGCGATGGCAACAACTGGATCAAGATGCTTTGGAAGACATTTGACTGGGTGAAGGCTACCGGTGGATACGGATGGAACTGCGAGTCTCATACTCCAAAGATATTCAACAGAGACAAGTTCTTAGAGATGATGGAGCGTTATCGTCCTGCTTGGGAAAACTCAGTTCACATGTGCGATGCGATTTGTTATGAGACGGCCTATTTCAACTATGTTGGAATAGATAAGCAAGATGTTAGATATGGATACGGAGATCGGGTCGGTATACTTGAGTGGCATGCAGAGGAAGAGATAGTTAATTCGTTAGCCGAACACGCAACCTATATGTATTACAACGATGCAGGGCTTTCAACAGCACTAAAGAACTGGATAGAACATAGATTTCCAAACAAGAGTAAATATGAGTTATGAGTGATTCTGGATTTCAGTCAACTGGGCAAGACCTAAGCATTCCTTGGAGAGGGGATTCTGAGGAGGACTTGTCGATTCCAGAGCCTTCTATCAGTAACATTGTTATTGAAGAGGTAGGTCCAAGCGCATCTCGCCAAGAGCCAGAACCAGATGTTGATGATTCAATACTGCTAGAACGCAGAGATGACTCAGAGAACGACGATGGTTCTTATCTAGATCAGGGCTATGAGGCTCCATACGAGATCATGGGCGTAGATGACTACGATATGGAAGACGAATACTTCTCGATGCCTGACGAGCTTCCAGACGAAGAAGACGATATACTGGTTGATGATATAGATGCTCCAGATGCAGAAGAAGTTGTTGTTGACGATGCAGAGATGTTTGAGCCTGATGATGCTGAAGCAGCCCCGCCGGGAGCAGTTGTTCCAGAAGAAGACGACGAGCCATCTATGGATGATGAAGAGTCCGACTACGAGGATTTTCCGATAGAGCCCGAAGAGATTGATAACGAAGTGGACGTAGAATCCGTAGAGAGCCCTACAGAAGACGAGGCCGTTGTTGTTTCGGACTCAGAACCTGCTGAAGAAGTAGACGAGGAAGATGATGCAGATATAGAGACCGTAGAGGGAGAGGATTACTCTGCCATAGACATTGAGCATAGACGCAGGGATCAGGATGTTACCGGAGTTCAGGATGAGCTTCCAGAAGAAGATGCGGAGGGCTCGTCGTTCAGCGGGGTTTATTGGTTCAAGGGGACGCGGTATGAGCTTTCTGGGACGGCCAAGGCGTATTGGTATCACAGCGAGGCAGCCAACGCTGGCTACTGGAGCGACGGCCCGATGCCTAGCCCGATGCCGGACATGCAATACTGGAGGGCAACGGCAGAATGCAACGCTGTAGAATATATTTCGTGCTGATTGCGCTGGCCCTGCTTCCAACGCTGGCAAGCGCCGAGGGCTGGACGGCTGCGGCGTGGGATTTCGAGCATACTTGGTTCGCAAGCAACGCGCTTGTTACAAGGCCGATGTACGGGTACAGCGTTGAGGACGTAATCACCCAGACAAGTTTCACGAACTCAATCCCCAGGCTCGTGACGAAGGGCTATACGTTTCGGGGATGGTCGCAATCAGAAATGGACCCGACGACGAGCGGCGTTGTCTCGGTGTGTTACACGAATGTTTACACGAACAACCTGCACCCGTTCGATTGCAGGATTACGACCCGCGCCTATTCAACAAACTTTATTTACGCAACAAACGCTTATGTGTTCGGGTCGGTCACGGGAGGCGTGATTACCGTGCTGCACCGAACTGAAACCGGGATGTACGCAACGAACATCCTGATGCAGCTTGACACGCTTCGGGATTATGAAATGTACATGGCTATCTGGGAGCGAGCAAGGGCCACAAAGAACCAGTCGGTTATAAATGCAGCGCTCTATCTAAAGTGGTCAAGTGGGCTATACAGGCTGAGAAAGGTAATGAGTTGGATCGGGTATTATTGTGCTTACTTCCTAGATGCAAGCTGGTCGTCGTCGACAGCATCTAACAATTTTGATTTTAGCTCATATTTCGCGAGCGAAACAAACTTCCCAATCTATGGCGGCGAATATGTCGGGTATAATTATGATATTCCAGCATGGAATACGACTAACCTTGCCGTTTCTATTGGCGCACCGTCGAATCTTTATGGGTCAATATGGATTTATTCGGCAAATGTTAATAAGCACAAAGCGCCGTCCGGGGAGGAGTACGGAAGAGCGGTCACGTCTGAGGTAAATATAATCAAATATCCGGGAGTTGTTTATTTAAACGATCCGAATTTAATTATCACAAACATTGCCTACAGGTACGACGGGACAACGACAAACGTTTCTGGAACAAACGGCCAGCTTGTGTCCTTTATTACGGCAAACACAAACTATATCATAGAGGGGTTTACCGAGTGGGACTATGGCTACAGGTATGTCACGTCAACACTGAGTAGGATGGTGCTTGTGAAGGATACCCCTGCGTGGAGTACGAACGGGACGCTTAAAAATTACGAATACAGCGAAGGCCCGCCGGACTCACAATATGACAGCTTCAAAAGTTTATTTGACGAGTCGGACCACGGGAACACATCGTACTGGGGCTCGTCATCGTCGGTAGGCACCTATGATGTATATTGTAAGAAGGATGTTTATCCACATCATGATGACTTTTTCGGAAGTACGCCGTTTGGTGCATGCGCCCGCGCACTGGTTACGGAAAATAAAATAATTCATACGTCGTCGTATTCCCTAACGAATAGCACGTTCGTGGGGTATGATGTAGACTTTTATATAGCCATGAAAATGCCAAGATATGTAACCAGCTCAGTGTCGTGTTTTATAACGACCGAGGCCACGCCGACCGGTCTTAGCTATGCCACCATTTCAAGCCTTCCCCTTCCTATCTCTGCTGAGCAGGCGGTCTACGAAACGGAAGCATATCGAGGATTTATAGGATCAAGCTCGGTTCTGGCAACAGGGACGGTGGCCTATTCCGAAATGATATATGGGATAAACATATTATCAACGCTGGTGTCAGACGGAGATATAAGCATGTCAATGATGGTCGGGTATAATCCCTACCAAACAAACGACATTGATATAACAAAGTTTTCATACGAGGCGCTCCCGTCTGGTACAAAATCGCCATACACGGATAATGCCGGAGACATCGGGCCGTGGTGGTGGGCTATATTCGGAAGAACGCGCCCGGAGTACACCCCTTACGTCATCCGCAACTACGCAGTAACCAACGGATTCAAGTATTATTAAGCATATATAATATAGGCTGCAATTCGGGCTTGTAGGGGCATAACCAATATAGTAATGGACAAATAAAGAAGAGGTGAGATATGGCTACTAAGTACATGGATCAGGAAGTATGGGCTAATGGCAAAAGCATGACCCGTGGAGAAGCCCTTCGTAGTGGCATGTTCTATTCTTCCAAAGGAGGAGACAAGAGAGATGCCGTGCAAGACAAGGCATTTTTAGACTCTCTTCCAGCAGATCAACAAGTATTACAGAATAGCGCCGGAATAGATGAACCACAAAAGATGCAATGGAATCCAAGTCCTTTTGGTGGGCCTTCCGAAGCTCAGCCTCAACAGCGTAGAAATCCTGCTACATATATTGGCGATGTGGTTGGTGCGGCAGGTACGGCAGTAGATATATATAACAAATTTCGTGGTAGGTTGGTAGATAAGCCAACTATGCCACAGCAAGCACAGGCAGCAACCATTCCTAGCGAATACAAGATAACTCCTCAGCCTGCTCCGCCTATGGGACCAATGCAACAAGCTCCGCAACCTCTTGGTTCAATACAAGCTCCCCCCTACGCTCAGCCTATGGGGCCACAAGCGCAGGCTCCCTCTTTTATCAAAGAATACCAAGATGCGCTAAATAAGACTAAAGACAGCCTATTCCCATCTACGATAAACAAATCGGATAGATCGTTCCCCGACGGCGGAGGCACTGGTACTCTTCCGGGAAGGCAAGGAGCCATTGCTACACAAGACGGCCAGTATCTTGGTGGTCAAGTTGGAAGCATTCCTAGAGGTGGCACCGAGATTCTTCCTAGATCAGCCCAAACAATTTATGATGATGCACAGGATCGCTATGCTGGAATGTCACCAGAAGGTCGTGCGGTGGCTATGTCGGGAGATATTAGAATACAGAACCGCATGATAGATGATGCAGCAAAACCTGGTGCCGATCCCTCGCTTAGCGCAGGACAGCGTTATGATGCGGCTAGGCGTGGTTTAGCCGCCCCAATGGGTGAGTTCCTCGCTAAAGCACCCGAAAGCCCTTCTGAGCGCATTAAAACGCTTGCTGGGATGCGTCAGGCGAATAAGGGTAATGTGCAGGCAGAGAGAGAAGCTAGTATAGAAGCGAATAGATCAGCCGAACGAATTGAGCAGCAAAGAATAGGCATTCAAAATGCTAGCGATATTGAAGAAAAGAAGCATAGCAATGCTCTAGAACTTCAACGCGATAATCAAAAAGCGGATATTGCGAAAACAGTATTTGAAGGATCACAAAAAATTGCATCCGACGAACGGAATGCTCTTGTTAAGCTAGTAGAATCGCAGTTCGAAACATCGACCGCGCAAAACGATACTGAACGAAAAGCAGCACAAGAAAAGAACGATGCTGCATTTTCAGTTGTATATCAAATGACCTTCAAGCCTTATGAAAAGGATTCCGGCGTAGACACGAAGACTATGATGGAAATACTTGGAAAAATGACTCCATTTGAGCAGAGTACGTTTAGTACATATTTTGCTGGTATAGATAAGGGTAAGAAGGCTGAAAAGATGGCAGAAATGGCTACGATGCGGACAGAAGATATATTGCGCGAAATGGCTAGAAAAGGTAGTCCGGCAGCAGCGACTAAATAGGAACGGAGAACGGGCATGGCTGAGTCTTTGTATAGCGTAAATAAGCGCATCGAAGAATACGATCCTTCCTTGTTAAGCCTTGGAGAAAGGCTTGCGCTAAACGATCCACAACTACGTCAAAGCGTTCAGGATACTGCTACTAGACAACAAGAGAAGCAGCAATACGAAGCCAAGAAGGATCAGTTCAGGGTAAAGGCTACGGGCGCATTCGATCCTCCAGAACCCACTACAGGGGATGTTATAGGCGATGTATTATCCGACTATAAAGACGGATTGGACTATGTACTAGGCAGTCCTACTAGAGACACCATTAAGGGTGCGCTAACTCTCTTTGGCGGTGATATAGACCGCAACAAGCCTATTGAAGAGTGGACCACACGCGATTACATGATTCAGGACATGGACGACCAGAATGCTCGTGCTAATGAATGGGCGCAGGGCAGTCGTAAACTAATCATGGATGAATATGGTACAGGCGCAGGCGTAGCATGGGGTACTACGATGGCTGGATACCAGACAGCCGCCGCCATTGTAGGCACAATCTATGGTTCTAAAGCAATTCCTACAGGCGCAGCATTTACAGCACTTGGAGCAACAGGAAAGACTGGTGCAGCTTTAGCGAACATGACGCGAATTGGCGCATACAAGTTTGTTACTACTCCGGGAACGATGGAAGAACGTGCTACGCAAGCGGCAAGATACGTCCTGTATGCTTTAACTCCATTTCTAAGCGGTCCGGCAGCTGGAAAGATCGCAGAACTAATCGGGTCTACAGCAAAGCAAGCCGATTATATGGCTAAGTTTATAGACTTTTTCGATAATACTGCTATTTCAGCAGGATTAGGTTTATATAGCGAAGTCGAATCTCAGGCGAAGCAAACAGCGCAGCAAGACGGCAAGCAATGGGAAAACCTCTCCACTGTGGAGAAGTTTTACTATAGGCTAGAAAAGATTACTCCAATTGCTCTTACAGACCTTATTTTCTCCTTATCCACAAAGGCGCAAAAACCACTATCACAAATTAAGGCCGAACTATCAGCCGATCCTGTTGGTGCGGAGTTAATCAAAGGCATAGACCTTAGCAAAGGTTCAGAGAAGCAGTTCCTTAAAGTCTTTCGTGGGGACTATGATTCCAAATCAGAAGTAGAATCCAAGAAGATACTAGCAGAGAACTTGGTACAGAAAAGCGGCGACACACTCAAAGCCGACGCTATGAACATTACTGGTGTTCTATCAGGGATCAAAGAGCTAGACACTCCTGACAAGCTCAGAACAGCCCTTGTTACGCTTCGCAACCTTGGTTTATCACAGGGAACAGCGCAAGAAGCATTAACCAAGAATGGCGATACACCTAGAGAAGGTGGAATTACAGACCGTGAGCGGTTCGTCATTGGAACCTTAATGCCAGAACGCATGGAAGCATTCGACAAGGATATTGAGAATAACAAGCGAGCCAAGCAGGAATATGAGCAGGATGAGGTTCTTACCGCTAGTGTGATGAAAGACCTAACGGCTGGTGGCACGATAGGCATGGAGAATGGACTATCCACACCAGAAGTAATGGCGAACATTGGCAAGCGAACAGGCGAAACTCCATCCGAAACATTGGCTAGGTCCAGCAAGTCTTTAGAGAGTGTAGCTCAAAGGGTATTAGAGAACCGTCTGCTAGCGGCAAAACAAAATGGAATTGTATATACTTCTCAAGAAGCAGCGAAGGATATTGAAGTACTATTTAAAGAACTGGGATATGATGATGCCGATATTAAGGCATGGAAGAAAGACCCCGGCGACTTATTTAAAGTTGAAGCAGAACCAGCAAAGAGCATTTTCGATCAGCGCATAGCAGAAGCACAGGGAAAGGCCGAGTGGGGAAAATACGAGCAAGTCTTGCAGCAGAAGATTCTAGCCATTGAGGATATGGGCGAGAACGCTGACATGAAGGTTGCCATAGACGAGACTAGGGACGACCTCTATCCTAGTGCTACAGAGGCCGAGAGAGCATCATTAGACCAATGGCACAAAGACGCTCAACGCATGGTACCTGTACAGGGTAAAGAAGGAATCGAACAGCGAGCCGTTAGGCTTAGTGATGAGCAAAAAGACTTCAATACCAAGGCGGATCAGGCATTTGACGAAGCGTGGGGAAATCTGGTCAGCAAGGGTGCGGCAGAAAAAGCAACGATGGGCGAAGTTGCCGACGAAGTCATTGAACGTATGGGAAGTAAATACGATCCTAGCGTAGTCCAACAGTGGCGCAATGCTAACGTCCCTGTAGAAGGCCAGCAATCAGGATATGACAAGCGTATCCAGTCTGGTGAAAGAACGCAGAACATCCAGCAAGCCTATACGAAGTCTATTCAAGATGGAACAATCCCGCTTACACGCGACGAGCGAATCAGTTTCATTGCAGACAAACTAGGCATTTCAAAGCAAGAAGCTACGCAAGCAGTATCAGAATCAGAGCCTAAGCCGGAAGTGATTACGCCTAAAGAAGCGGACTATGCTAAGACATATACAGCAGAGCAGGCAAAGAATGCAGCAACAGCTAGAGCATTAGAACTATATTCAGAGCATATTAACGGAGCATTCAAGGATGAATCCGGTCCTAATCGAACAGATATTCTAGCGTCTATCATTGCAGAAGAGATGAAGGCTAATCATCCTAATTTCAGCAAAGCAGACATAAAGGCCGCTATTACTGAAAAGATGCCGTGGAAGAGTTTTAAGCAATCTCCCGAGATGAAGCTATTGAAGATAATGGAACAGAAGGAAGTTGCGCTAGAAGACGCAGAACGTAACGCAGCAACAGCGGAAGCCAAGGCTAAGGCTACTCAGGACAAGGCGGACTTTGAACTGGCAAGAGAATCACAGCGAATTATCTATTCAAAGCAGGCCACAAAAGAAGCTATTGCAATGGCCAATGAGAGATGGCCGTCCGCCTTCAACAATACAAAGAGAGCTGCCGCACTAGAGTATCTTGGCAAGATGTCGGAAGATTATGGGGCGAAACTTACTCCAAACAAAGAGGTTTTAGATAGTGCGTTTGCTGAAAAGAAACTAACAGCCGCAGAAAAGGCCGATGCAGAGAATCGGGCCAATCAATTATATCAGAAGGCAGAAGAAACGTATGGACTTGCTAAGAAGGCTATGGAGGGTCAGGAAGATGCAGACAATCCAATAGCTATTGCAAGGAACGCAGTTATCGCAGCAAACAGGATAGATTATCCAAAAGGCAAGAAGGCCGATCTCATTGACTATATTCGGGCCAAGAGCATAGACGAGATGTATAAGGCCGGAGATAATGTCATAGAAGCCGATTTTGGAGCAGCAGGAGGCGTTAAGCCATCCGAACCGGGTCTTAGGGTGGTTGGAGAACCCGACGCCGCACAGACGCTTAAAACGACTCCTAGCCCCACTACGGCAAAGGTAGATGCGAATGATAAAGCAAAGGTAGATGCGGCGGCAGCTAAGATAGCAGAAGAAGCAAAGACTTTGCCTAATGGTGGCACTTTGGCAGAGCTACGGGATAGACTCAAGAAGGCTGGAAGAACGAATGGCGAAAGCATAGGGGAAGCCAAAACGATTCAGGATAATGCAAGGAAGTCTCAGATAGATAAGGCGAAGGCCAACATTGATCCAGCATCTAAGCCTACTACAGCAATATGGAGAACTGGCAAGGGATATGGATATGAAGTAACCATTAAGTCGATTGAAAACGGAGTGGCTACGCTAGACAATGGCGCAAAGGTCAATGTAAGTGAGTTGTATAATAAGACACACGCGAATAGATCAATACCCAAATCTACAACCGGAATAGATAAGGATTTGATCGTAACTGGTAAGATTGAATACGCCCTTGACGTACTAGCCGATAAGATTGCAACATCCAAGAATCAGGGCGAAGCAGAAAAGGCCATCCTACGAAACGACGTTTTAGGCAAGATTGTTTATGGTAAGGCATACGATCTAAAGGTCGAGTTGTTGAAGCAGGAATTAAACGACTTCCTGAAAAACGATAAAGCAATTACAGACCCAAATAGAAACTCTATTGATTCCTACAATAAGAACGACAATGCCGAGAGAGCAGAACTATCTAGGGCCATAGATCAGGTATTTGCTAATAAATTAACTGATCTTGCAAGAAAACGTCTTCCGTTGGAGGCAGAAGTAAGCACGCGCGAAACGATTCTATATTCTATATTTGGCAAAAGCTATATGCCCAGAAATGGCGACGAATTTAGCGAAAACCGCTCTCGTGAGTGGTATAATAAAAGAACCTTTGGTGGAAGCATGGGAACTAGGGTCGATACCGATCCGTCTTTAGCTCAAGCTCCAAAAATAGTCGAAGATGTTCAGAAAGAACTCATCCGGTTAATGAAGGGCGATAAAAACCTAATAGCCTTATTAAATACGTCCAAAAACGAAAAAGAGTTTATTGCTTCTGTAAATGAATATGTTGAGAAGAATCAAGTGGCACCCGGAGCGAAGGAAGCTAAGAACAAGGATGCGGTAGCACTAAAAGCATCAGTACAAAGCGCAGCGAAATTTCTAGAGGAGGTCGGCTCTGACAGGTTTCTTGAGATATTGATTGCTGCAAGAGATAATTATAATGCCAAGGGAGAGGTAGGCAAAGGCGACATTACTGCATCAGGTCTTAAAGAGCTTATTGGAGATAATCCTTTAGGCGTCAAGATTACCAATGCCCCAGAGAGTGCAGACAAAGACACCCTAGCATCCTATAGCAAAGACGGAATAGTCATCTACGCTGACCGCATGACTAGTCTAGCTCAAGCATGGCGTATCATGCTAGATGAAGTGAAGCATCGCGGGGTAGAGATATTGGGACGTGAAGGAAAGGGAAGCTGGCTCGATCGGATTATGAGCGGCTATGGCAAAGAACGGTGGACCGGGAAGCTGGAAGAAACGCTTCGTAAATACACCGACTGGGATGGTAAGCAGGATGCCAAAGAATATTTTGAGACTCTAAAAGAAGACAAGGGGCGGGTATTCGAGGAAATGGTAGTACATGCCAAGACGGAAATGCCTACAGCCTACCGTAAGATTATGTCCGACCTAAAACTTAGGGCAAGCAAGTTATTCCCCGGAGTGAAACTATCGGACAAAGACCTTCAAGCGCAGCTATGGAAAGCATTAGAAGCAGGCGTAAAGGATGAGGCATTTGAAGCAGCAGAAGGCATTCGTAGCGAAAAGGGGGCGTATGAGAAGAAGGAGCGTATCTTTGAAACAGCTACAACCAAATTTGGCAGCGTAAGCAAGGCCATTGAAGCCCGTGATGCAGCAGGCTACAAAGGTACTTGGATGAAGTTCGTAGCAGAGAATGCGCCAGCTAGGAATGCTCCTACTACCGAACAGCAAGGAAACCGCCTGTCGGACGTACTATTTAAAGACGTTATGACTCATAAACCACTAGCCGATTCAACGATTGACTCTATTCCGGGTCTACGTCAGGCAAGAGATGTTTTACATAGAGCTACAGGCGCAGGCGAAACACTTCCATCAGCCTTATCCCGAATGGGCAAGAAGATTAGCCAACGTGCAGCAGAAGACTTTAGCGCAGTAATTGGCGAGAACGCGCGTATTTATATGGGAGTGCAGAAGGTAAAGAACTCGAACCGTAAGTTGACCAAAAGCATAGGCTTGGACCGTATGGACAAGAATCTAGGCAAGGATGCGTCAGGACAGGTCATTAGAGGCACCAAGGCGATGAGATTGACGCTATCAGCCTATTCTCGCATGGGAAGGCTTAGCGAGGTCGTTAGAGCCTATCAGAACGCTTCTGGAGGCATAGACGCAAAAACCAAGGCAGCTAATGATGCTATAGCCAAGATTTCTACTCAAGAGGGAATCTCGGAAGCCCAATTAAAGAAGACTGTATATGCCTTCATGGGCAAGAAGGATACCGTAGATGGAAAGAGCGTCCTTCGCTATGACACCAACCTAGCTCGTGAGTTTACCACCGATGAAGTAGGATCACTTAGAACCTATAAACTTCGTGCAACAGATGTATTACGCATAGCCAATGGAACCACCGCAGCAGAAAGACAGTGGTTGGATCGTGAATATGGCGGGATTACTAAACTATTGGGACCACAGTTAGAGGCATCCTACAATGCGCAGAATGAAGGCAAGAAACTAGAGATGATCGGTGGTTTCTATGCCACACTGTTAAGGGACTTTAAACCAAATACGCCTGAACAACGTATGGAGCGGCAACAGAACCCTCAATTTATATCCGAAGACTACAGAGAAGGCATTATTGCGCTCGATGTTGACAATACTCCTGCTACAAAGGCTAGGACGTTTAGTGATGCTCCGATCAAATGGATTGGCGCAGATCGTATGTTAGAGAAGCATATTGCAGATGTAGCTAAGTACGTTAGCGGTAATCAGACGTGGAACGCATGGAAAGCCGGACTTCAAGACAACAAGAATGATATAATCAAACGCTTTGGGGAATCCTACTACAGGAATATAATTTCAAATATAGAGAAGCAAGAAGGGGTTATTGATACCAGAAACGAGCAGGGAGAGCGTTTCGCAAACTGGGCACTAGGACGATTTACAAAGGTTATCTTGCAGAATCCGGTTACATGGGCAAAGCAAGTAGCTTCATTCCCAAGTTTTGCCGTTCCATTCGATTTCAAAGCATTAGGTTATGCGACTGCAAATCGAGCGACTGGTGAAGGTCGATCAATCATTAGAAAGATTCGAGAACAGTCACATACAGCACAGTGGAGATTAGAGAACGTCCGTGTAGAAACTGACTATTTGGGCGGATCTTCACAGTGGAGAGAAAAGTATAAAGCGTCAACAAAGTCTAAGTCATTGCTTGGGAATATAGCCATGACTGGCAAGCTATCAGATATGGTTAGCAAGGTTACAGGTCGTGTAGACGCATGGACTATCAATGGTGGAATGCTTGCATCTTATGATTATGTAAGGCGTACTACTAGTTTAAGGGGCGATGCCTTAATCAAAGAGGCTGCAAAGCAGTTTGATATAGCGCTAAATACTACTCAGGTAAGCGGAGAAATTGCATTCATGTCGCCATTGCGCTTATCCAGAGGCCCAATAGCCAGAACCTTCTCTTTCATGTCAGGAGCGACCTCAGCGGCATGGAATCATACGGCAACAGATTTTCATAATTGGAGCAATAATAAAAGTGCAGCCAATACCGGACAGCTTATGAAGTCATTAACCGCAATTACAATGCAAGTAGCCATAGTAACGGCGATTAGCTATCAGATGAAGAAGCTCACATCAGATAACGATGAAGATGCAACAGATATTGCGTATAATGCGGCAAACAATGCTATAGCCATGACTCCTGCCGGTGGAGTTACTGGACCGGCTCTATTGTCGGCACTGGCTAAATATCTTGGCGATAATGCGCGAGCTTCTAAGCTGTCCTTTAGAGGCCGTGAAATGCCTCATCAAAAGCCATTCTCTCTGTTTAGGGACGCATTCGATGCAATACAGTCAGGGGATTCAGCAAAGGGTGCAAAGGCGATGCAGAAGCTGGCAGACTTCTTGTTAGGTCTCAATACGGAATACCCAACAAAGATATTACAAACCGCAAACGAGAATTGACAGCCATATACATAGTTGTTAAAGGGGATTTTATGAGGAAGATAATCAGCATAGCACTCTTTCTGATACTTGGAGCAATGGCACAGGGCTTTGTACCAAGCACCAGCACGGGAACATTCAGCCCAAGTACATCAGTAGGAGATTGGGATGCCTTTGCATGGGATTGGTCAGGTTATGACGACCAGCAAATAGAGGCAACCTTCGTTGCCGCATACACCTCAACAGGCCAGGTGACCTTTCGGCTGTCATATCCACTTCGCGGAGAGTGGTACCTTACCGTTAACAATAGTATCCTGAGTGCCGCATCCTTAAATAGCTTCCTTTCAGTAATGAACGTAGCTAGAACAAACATACCTCCAGTAAAGAACTACTATGCAGAGTTTCTATATACCGAAGATGGAGAGACTAGAACCCTAGCAAAGGGACGTGTTAACGTATCATGGAGCTTATATCAGGGTACCAATGAAGCATCCTTCGTTCCGGCAAGCATTACTTATTCAATTACCAATAGTTATACCATATTAGGCATATCGAACTATGTGGCAAAAGTCGGGGATGAAATGACCGGCAATCTGATTATGTCCAATAATGCTGCCATAGTCTTTCGCAATGGTGGCAGAATTGAAGGTATTGGATACAGCGGGGCAGGCACAACAAACGTAATTATTGATGCTGACGGAAACGTAGGTATTAAAACAACGTCTCTCACAAAGGAACTCACCGTAAATGGTGATGTAATCGCTAATTCTTATTATGGAAATGCTGCAACTCTTACTAACTATACCGAATCAGATGCAATATTTGTGGAATCAGTGGCGGGTGGTATTACCACGAACGATACGGCAAACTGGGATACAGCCTATGGGTGGGAAAATCATGCTACATCAGGATATGCAAGCGTAAGCTATGCTGACGGCCTCGCTAGCGGCCTTTCGGTAGTAGATGTGGCTATCTATGCGGCGGCAAGCAATGCGGCCTCTACAGGGGCTTTAAACGCTGTTGCGGCGACTGTTGGAGTGGCATCAAACACTCTTAATACTAGAATCGCTAGTTTGAGTAATGGGCTAATATCCGCGAATGCTCAAATTACCTCTACCTCAGGAACCGTTTATACACTAGGCATTCAACTAGCTGCAGCCAGTAATAAGGCTAATACGGCCTATGGATGGGGAAATCCTGCCACGAATACCTATACTGCAAAGTCCTATGTAGACGGAATATCAAACGGATTGCACACTATAGACCTATCTCTACAGTCACAAATAAACACCCTGTCAGGCACCGGAGATGTAGCGGAACTAGATAGTAGAATATATATTCTTGAGGGACGCACTTCTACCTATAACAAAGCCTCTACAGATGCTATCGCCGCTACGAACTGGATTGGAACCAATAGCGCAAGAATTACAACTATTGAAGTATTAGGATCGAATACAGCATCTTCCCTTACTGCGTATAAGACCATTGCGCTAACCAACAACCAAACAAACATCACGCTAAAGGGAACCTTTGTTGGGAATGGTGCTGGATTAACCAATATCCCATTTGCGTCAGCAACAAATGTTGCAACGTGGTCTACCTTCCCTGCTACTGCTAATATAAATGCAGGAGAAAACCACCTTACGAATGTAGACAGTATAGCAGCATCCGGCCTTATTACCGCTAGCTCTATGCATATATCTACCGCTACCATTGAGGAGTTCAGCGGAGATGACATAAACTTTAATGGCGGTGTTCTATATGATCTTATCGTAAGCAATGCTACTTACTATGGGAATGGCGCAGGGATTACCAACATACCCATTCAGACATCCGTTAGTGTGGGATACGGGTTAGAAGGTACTGGATCAACAGGTGACCTTCTTAGGATAGATAGTGATGCCGTAGTAACGAACGAGCTAGACCCTGTGTTTAGCACATGGATCGGCACAAATACATACGTTCAGTCTGAAACGGACCCCTATGCGTTATACCTTAATGGAACGAAATCCATGACAGGAAACATTCTTCTTGGAACCAATTATGGCGCAGCTCCATCAGTAGCCTTTTCAAGAGGAGCGGGAGTATTGGCAAGAGATTATCTAAGTTCTACGGGAAGTGTTCTTCGATATAATGGCGTAGCAATCGTTAGCAATGGTGGAATAGTAGTGCCACTCGTTGGAGATGTAACCGGAACGAGTGCATCAAATGTACTTGGGTATTCTGTGGTAAAATTGAGCAATGTTGATGTGGATAGCCTTTCGTCGGAGTTCATGCGCTCAGGCTCTATCAATAGATTCGATAAGTTGTTAGTGGCAGATGAAGCAGCACTAGGTAGCGAGATCGTTAGCAATGGAACATTCGCTAGCGGAGAAGCATATTGGGCATTTAGTGGCGACGCCTACATTGCCGGCAGTCGTGCGCAAGTCGTAGATGGCCTTAGCGGAGTGATTGTATATACCAATTATACCATAGTATCTAATGCTTACTACAAACTCAGCTTTGAAAAGGGTGGCACAAATGGAAGCCTCACGGCCTATCTTGGCACAGATAGTTATACTCCTAGCAGCAGTTCTTATGGAACTATGGTTAAATACTTTGAAAGTGATGGAGTTGGAAGTCAGCTAACCTTTGCTATTAGCGCAAATGCAGGAGTAACAGCATACCAATATGTAGATAGTGTTTCATTGAAGCGCGTAACAAACGGAGAGCTACGGGTAGTCGGGAATCTCTTTATTGATGGAAAACTACATGGAGATGGGAGTAGTCTGACTGGCATTTCGGTAGCAAATAGCATAACCAACAATCAAACCGGCGTCACCCTGAGCGGCACATTTGCGGGAACGCACACGGGCAGCGGTTCAGGTCTTACTTCTCTCCCGGCCTCTGTAGTCACTAACAACGCGCCAAGCGTCACCCTTGGTGGAACCTTTGCTGGCACTCATACCGGTAGCGGATCGGGGCTTACGTCGGTTCCTTCCTTTGTAGTAACAAACGGCCAGACTAACGTCACGCTTGGCGGCAACTTCTCGGGGACATATACAGGAACTTATAATGGAGCCGTAGGAATATCAATGTACGGAAATGCGCTTCCGACAAACGACACCGCAGCTCAAAATTACGCGTTCTCCGATACTGCTCCGTTTATAAACTTAAACCCATTGTGCAAGCCAGTGTGGACTAATCGAACAATTGTCTTCACCAACAGTACTGACCCGGTCCTATTATTTACAAGCATTCCAATCGTTTCAGGAAATTCATATCGGGTGTCTGGAGTTGTTACTGGATCAACTCTTTATTTTAGCCAAATGAGCATTGGAGGAATAACAAACTATCTATCAGGAAATAATACGAATTACACCGGACTTTATGCAGCAATCAATACGAACTCTCTGCGCATGGTATTCTATATTGCTGCCGATCCTCTGGCATTTCCACCGGCTTATCTTACAAACCTATCGTTTTCGAGCTATTCATCGAATGACATAGGTCGTCTATGGAACGATCACGGAACCATGAAGTTGATGGGCTATTAAAGGAGATTTAAGATGCGTAGCATAGTTCTAATAGCATTATTTATAACAGCCTCAGCACTAGCTCAGGACACCGTGCTAAACAACGTCTCAATCATAGGCGGTTCAGGGGTAGAATCCGATCCCATATTCAGCGCGTGGGTAGAAACAGGCTCAGTAACCGCTGTAGAGTCCGACCCGGTATTCACTAACTGGCTAGACGATACCTTCCCCGCTACCCTCCTTGCCGCCACCTCGCTGCTCACCAGCAACCTCACCTCCGAGGCATCCGCCCGGATCGAAGCAGATGCCGCAATAACCGGTCGCATTGACGTGGTCGAGACGACCGCGCTGACCTCCGTGAGGTGCTCCGGCGGCTGGTACAACCCGGACTGGTTCACATTGGCCATGCGCCCGTATCCTTACACGGTAATCAGCGAGGGCGAGACCAACGCGGTCTACAGCGTGTACGTGTCCAGCGTGGTGGTGGATACCGCCGCAGGGCAACTGCTGGAGCCGTCAATCTTGCGCATGAGTACTTTCACTGGGGCCGTTGAATATGCGGCGCTTAGCAACTGCACGATTGCCACCGTGACCGTGACAAATTACCTGTGGGGCGAGGAGCAGGTTACGGATTATGACGCCGTGATATTTGACGAAGACCTTGAAGCGGGCACCGTGGCAGAAATCACAGCCACGCTCAACAGCTTCGCCCGATCCACCAGCCTGACCTACGCCGTGAGCAACCTCTACACCTACAATCAATATCAGGGCGATGTGCCCGGATCACTCCGCGCCTACATCAACACGTCCTTGCAGGCTCGCGCAAGTGTGAGCAATCGCACGATGAACCTCTATGAGGACGGCTGGCCCACGACATGGACCCGCAATACGAACCTTTGGTGCGCTGGTGTGGATTTGACGTGCGCCTCGCCCTATAATTCGTTTGGGAACCCCGCCGAAAAGGGCGGAGTGGCCATCACCCGGCAGCATATCGCCTTTGCGGCTCATTATCCAATCACCAACGGGGCATCGTTGCTGTTTGTGGACGGGACCAACGGCCTGTATTGGCGAGCGATGACGGACAGCCGGACCATCCCCGGCACGGATTGCCGAATCGGCCTGCTGGCCTCTGCGCTACCTGCAACCATCACCCCCGCGCAGCTCATGCAGGCATCCGACAACGGGCGGTTTCTTGGGGCGCTCAACATGGACGGCGGTATAGGAATCCGCTCAATCCACCTCAAGGCGGTAGAGAGCAACGACCCCAAAACCTTTGCAAAGTGGGCCTGCTCCGCCCGCATCACCGAGGCCGATACGACAGGCGGCATGATGGGACGCGACATTGCCGCCATCGGCAGGACGGCGGACAGCCCTTATTCAGCCGCAGTCATTGTTGGTGATTCGGGGCAACCAACCTTTGTTGTGATCGGAACGAACACGGTGCTCTATTCGACGTTTCATAGCTCGGGCGGAGGCCCAAATATCGGCGTACTTGCCCCGCAGATCGAAACGGCCATTGCCGCAATGGGAAACACTATCTACACCAATCTGAACTATATCAATCTGGATTCCTGGCGTGATTACAACATGCCGCCCGTGATGGGAGGAGAATAACATGACCCGTATCATATCCGCACTGTTGATCCTCCTCGCGGCATCCGCCCACGCGCAAGTGATCGGCGTCCTATCCAACCTGCTCGCCACGGCGGCCACCCCCGCTGAACTCACCGAGACGGTGCTGGAACTCAACTCCATTGTTATCAACGCTGGCGATATGCACGACCTGCGCGTCGGCGACGGAGTGACCCCTGGTGGCGTCCGAGTGTGGAACACCGACGCGCTTACCGAGCCGCCTCGCTCCTACCCGCACGGATTCGCGATGAACGGAAACACGATCTCGCTGAATGGGTCCTACACCATCGGCGCGGAAGGCCCACTTTGGTATCTCCGGTGCAATGGGTCGAACGTAATGTCCGTGCTGGCTAACTCCGGCTCGCTGGGCACGACCATCAGCGAGACCTACGCGGGGAGCAACATTCTGCGCGTGGTGGTGGCTGTCGAAGACGAGGCGCTTGATCCTCTCGTTGAATACTCGCAAAGCCTCATCACCCCGGCATGGACCGATTGCGTGTATACCGTGACCCGCCCGACCACCAACCTTGTTCAGATCGACATTGAGATTCCAGAGGACGCCACCAACGGATATTTCAGGATCACCGCGCTCTCCGGATTCCGCGTGCGCTTTGGCATCCCGCTGGAAGCCCCAAGCGCGAGCGTAAGCGGTGGGCTGACCCTTGGTGGCACAACGAACGTCATCACCGACGATGGGACCAACCTAACCCGTAACGGCGTACTGATTGCAGGCACAGGCGGAACAGGCAGCGGCTTCCCGGCCACCAACCACATGAACGCGGCTGGATACAACCTGACCAATCTCAACATCGCACAGGGCACCACGGCCAACTTTGGGACGCTAAACGCGACCACGGTCAACGGGACGATCTTCAACGGGCGTGATATGACCTTGTCGGGCAACCTGAATATTGCCAGCAATCTGAATTATACCATCAACCAGCAAACGACGGTCTACCTTGGGACCAACTACATCACCAACATCAACGTAACGGCACGGTGGACCACAAACAACACGTACCTCTACACTAACGTCGTCGAGACGCATACGGCGTGGTACACCAACTACGTCACCTATGACACCTACATCAACAACGGAGGGTATTTCAACGCCTCAAACGCGAATTGGGTAGCCTTCCCCGGCCTGTATATCGAGGGGACGAACACCGCGGCATCCGGCGTATGGGATTTCACTGACGCGATCGTATTGGGGCTAGGCGCAGGCACCGTCACCAACGCAGGGTACGGCCTCATAATGACCAACAACGTGATCGCCATTGATACAAGCATCGTCGCCACCGGCACACCGCTCTACGTCTACAGCGAGACGGACCCAGCATTTGCTGCATCATCTAACTTGTTCTTACAGGCTGAAACTGATCCAGCCTTCACGAATTGGCTCGGTACCAACACCTACATCAAAACCGAATCCGACCCCGTCTGGGCATCCGAAAAGTCAAGCTATGCCACCGGCACCCCGCTCTACGTCTACAGCGAGACGGACCCGGCATTCACCAACTGGGTTGAGACGACCTTCACCAATGCCGTGACCAGCTTAGTCGCACAGGTGTCCGTTGCAGGCGTGTCCAGCGTAGAGGGGATCACAGGCGCGGTGCTAATCAGCGGCGCCACCAACTCGGGCCAGACCATCTATCTGCCTGCATCGAGCGGCGCAACACAGACCAACACCATCACAGACACCATGACACAGCCGCTAAGGCTCTCTGGTGGGTTCTACGTTGGGACTGACACCAACCTAATCACCAACGTGGTTGAAGGTGCTGAGGGCTCAGGCACCCTAACAAACATCGTAATCAACGGGACCATGGGAACGACTACAGGTGCTCTGGCTTATGTTACCGTTGCGGGGGGAGGTGGCGGAATATCTGGGATAATAACTGATGCTACCTACACAAACGACATGAGCGTTATGCAGACCGTAACGAATACGTACACTCTCACACCTGTGATCGAAAAAATTGTTTTGCGTGCAGAAACAACCAACCGCCCATTTAGCAAATCAGTTATTGTTGATCTTTTTCACGGTGCAACGATAGCACCGGAGGCCCGTCAGCTCCGCGAGTCGTTTACATTCGAGGCTGTTGATTTGCAAACAAACGTAACATCTGGAGACTCAGAAATTGGCATTATACAGGCTCAGCAGTTGTATGACGACGATTTGTGCTATCTATCTGATAATGCGTCAACATCGGAGTATGTGCGGATTTTGTCGTCGGTTGATAGTGGGAGCTGGAATACGGACTATGATAGCACCGAAGCAGACATCTATTCCCTAGCTGTCTACGATGGCAAACTGTATGCTGGTAGTGCTACTGGCGGCAAGGTTTTTGTGTATGATGGAACAACATGGTCAGAGTCTTATGATAGCACAGAAGAACGCATCTATTCCCTAGCTGTCTACGATGGCAAACTGTATGCTGGTAGTGGTCCTGGCGGCAAGGTTTTTGTGTATGATGGAACAACATGGTCAGAGTCTTATGATAGCACAGAAGGATTTATTCGTTCCCTAGCTGTATACGGTGGCAAACTGTATGCTGGTAGTGCTACTGGCGGCAAGGTTTATGTGTATGATGGAACAACATGGTCAGAGTCTTATGATAGCACAGAAGAACGCATCTATTCCCTAGCTGTCTACGATGGCAAACTGTATGCGGGTAGTGGTACTGGCGGCAAGGTTTTTGTGTATGATGGAACAACATGGTCAGAGTCTTATGATAGCACAGAAGGATACATCTATTCCCTAGCTGTCTACGGTGGCAAACTGTATGCGGGTAGTGGTACTGGCGGCAAGGTTTTTGTGTATGATGGCTCAACATGGTCAGAGTCTTATGATAGCACAGAAGGATACATCTTGTCCCTAGCTGTCTACGATGGCAAACTGTATGCTGGTAGTGGTACTGGCGGCAAGGTTTATGTGTATGATGGAACAACATGGTCAGAGTCTTATGATAGCACAGAAGAACGCATCTATTCCCTAGCTGTCTACGGTGGCAAACTGTATGCGGGTAGTGGTGCTGGCGGAATAATCTTTAGATACACCTCAACAGGGCTCACGACCCTAGTCAATCCGTTAGCAAACTCATACGCGGCAGGATCAACCATGTACCGATGCGCCGAGATGGGAGGATGGGTAGCCACGACGAACTGCACGCTTAGGGTCCAGACCGTTTCTGAGACATTAGACTATGATGTGATATCAATATTTAAGGAGGTTCAATGATGCGAAAACTATTATTATATGCAATTTGTTTAATGTGCTCAACGGCCATTTATGCTGGTTACTACTATACACAGGATGAGGAGGGTAATGTCACGCGCACAAAAGGCGACACCCCCTACCCGGAAGGGGCTATATGGCAGACCGATGTGAACTACCAGACCCCCGTTGACGATATCAAGGTTGATGATGGTAAAATCGTGAGGCGATCAGCGGAGGAAATAAAGAAACGGTTGCAATACGAAGTACTTTTCCGAGTTGATGGGAAACTGCATACAGAGTTGCTCGCGAAGAAGTCGCTTGATCCGCTTTTGGAATACGAGGTCATACTGGGTGGCAAGCGGAAATACCATATCGAGTTACCAACCGAACAGACCGGAACGACTACCGATCCGGAAACCGGCGAAGAGTTGCCCGTAATGTCCGAAGTGCCAATTAAATACTGCAAACTGGTTGACGGCGAACTGGTAGCCATGACAGAGGCTGAGCGTACGGCGCGGGATGAGTACGATGCGCAGGTTGCAGAGGCAGCGCGTCTAGCCAGCCCCGTGCCCGACGTGACACCGTTACAGTTTCGCTTGATCCTGTTATCGCAGGGGATCACCGAGGCGCAGATTGACGCGTTGCTTGAGACCATCGAAGACCCAACAGAAAAGGCAGTTGCCAAATTAACATGGAGCAAAGCCAGCGTGTTCAAACGGTCGCATCCGATGATTGCTTCAATGGGCGCGACGATGGGTTTCACCGCCTTGCAAATGGACGAGCTATTCAGAGCCGCAGCGGAGATTGAATAATGAGCGACGTGGGAGTAGTAGCGGGGTTGTTACAGTCCATTCTGGACGCATTTTCAAGGTGGTCAAAATATAGGGGGATAAAACGTGCAGCTAAAAATCTTAGTGACAAAGAAACGCGTGATGCAATGGACAATGTGCTTGGTGATGGTGGCGCTCATAACATGGGCGAGCGGTTGCGCAAGTACAAGTCCCGAGGACAGAGCAGCGGATACGATAGCAACAGTGCTGACACTGGAAGAAAGGTAGAATGACATATGAGCGACGCAATAGACAGATCGGTGATTCAGACAATGATTGAACAGGCGGCGTCTATCGCGGCAACTCAAGCTCTGCAAAGCATCAAGCGCCCGACTCCCGAGTGCATCAATTCTTTCAGCGGACAATTTCATGCTATTTCACTCACGCTTGCAGACATTACCAACACGCTAAAAAATATAGGCAAGACCCTTGAGGAGATCGGCGCACGTCAGGCTGGGTTCGGAGCGCGACTCGATGCGACGGAAGATGCGATTGAGGATTTGCAGCGCTGGAAAAAGGGACAATGGAAAGTGTTTGCGTGGCTATGGAGTTGCGTTGCCGGGACGGGAGCATTCGTGTTCATCCGCTCGCTCGATAAACTGTTGACTAACTGGTTCGGGGACTAATGCAATGACGCAGGACGATCTATACGCCATCATCAAGGAGCAGGTAGGATACGGACGGCTGCGCCCCCTTAAAGACGTGACCTATCACGATGGTATATCCTACCGGCAAATCGAACAATGGCGCAAAGGCTGGTGGCGCGGTGCATGGTTCGGGCTAATCAACCCGGTGCCTGATTACACGCCAGAGAGTTTCGACTGTGACGACATCGCGGCTGACTTCGTGGCCTATTGCAGGCGGCAGAATGCTTACAGCCGTAAGGCGCTCCCGATGTGTGTTGCATTCGTTCAGGGTCACGCACTGGTTCTGTTCGTAGATGATTCCGGCGTCAGGTTCTTCGACCCGAATGAGGGCGAATCACCTCTGGTGGACGAAGGATCAATACTATATCTGGAGGGGCTATGAAAACAACCCTACGTGACCTGATTGAGTGTGCCGTTATTATATGCGGCACCATCACAATCATCCTTGCCGTATCCTGCATCTCCCTGACCGAAGAGCAGCGCACCGACATTGAGAAAATCATTTCAGCCGTTCCTATTGCTACGGCTACCCCATTGCCCCAACCGACACCCGTAACAATAACTAATACAGTTCCTGTAAAACACCCGGATGTTTCTGTTGGGGCATCCCTTGCCGGAGTTGCGCCGTTCGCGGAGGCGCACGGGATACCCGTTGCGTCTACTGGACGTGGCGACATGCTAGACATGCGCGGCATGTCTAATGCCGACGCACTCATTGCCGAGTGGTGCGAGCTTTCAGGTGGTGCGGCGTGTCCTGCACTAACCGACGCAGAGCCAGATGGGATATTTCACCAATGCCATTAACGCCACTACAGTTCGAGTTCAACTGTGTCAACGGACACGCTGATCGTCTCAGGCGTGAGCTTGATAGTGTGGAGCATTCACTGCTGCATATCAAGGCGCAGTTGGCAGTGGAGGGGATGAGAGCAACCGATATTCTGGAGGTGCATAATGTGGCGACTGATATTTGCAATGTGGAGAATACGACTGAGACACCCGATCAGGTGGCTACGGATGAGAAAGTTATGGCGGGAGATACGGGTAGAGTCGAGGCCGAATTATGACCGCAATGTGGACAGGTAGCGGATACTCTAAGGCAATGACCAATGAGGAGCAACGCGCTCTTGGGTTGCCAACGTACAAGCGATTTTACCTGTTCAAGCACGAGCCAGATAATCGTGAGACGCTCTGTTACGACGGGGCTATGTTCCGTGTTCCTGATAATTGCATTCACGATTTCGGATCAGGTCTTGAGTACACGCAGGGCATTCCGATTCTACGCCGGTGGTTCAGTAGAGACTCATATCCTCGCTCGGTTGTTTTGCATGACGCAGCATACAGCGGCACGTCAAATGACGAACTTTACGATATGGCGCCAAACCTTGCACAAGTTGGGACTCGGCATCAGTTGTGGATAAGCGTAGACAACGGCGACACATGGGCGGCCACTCCTGTATCAAGAGAGTTGGCTGACGAGTTGCTTCGTATCGGCATCCTAGCAGAGGGTGGACCCCGTTGGGTGGCATGGACGTACCATAAAGCTGTAAGATTATTTGGTAGATTTGTTTGGGATGATGGGATAGTAGAAGACTAGGCGAAAGCCTGAAAGGAGTAGAGATGAAAAAGATTATTGCTGGATTGTTTGGGGTGATTATTGCTGTTTCTGTATACGCCGCTCAAGATGGTGGACTGTATAATAAAGCAGTAGGTTATCCGGGGTCATTGCTGACTACCAAGGTAGGGGAATGGGGCGCTAAGAGCCTTACCGTAATCAATAGTGGCACTAATGTAGTATACTGCAATGTAAATGGGACGGTTGCAGAAGTTGCTGTGAACGCTGTTTCTGGCACCGGATCAGTAGCGATTGCGGTTTCTGGTAGCTATACATGGGAAGGCAACAACATTGGTAGCATCGCCATTGGGTGTGTGACTGGGTATGCGTCTACCGTGACGCTTCAATTCCATACGATGTAAGACTAGATTAGAGCAAAAAGAAGGGCCGGGAATAACCCCGGCCTTTTCTTATGCCCTAGAAGGCCGCTTAGAGGCTCTAGGATTGATTTTGCTGTCTAAGCTAGGTGTGGATATGGCTTGCTATGCTAAACCCCGCCTACGCGCCCTATTCGGCTAGTAGCGCAAATGCACTCGTAACCATAAAAGCCAAAGCAATTATAAAATATAGCATTGCGAATACGGCATTAGTATCTACATGGCCGAGGATGTTGAATAGCAGGCTAAACATCAAAGTCCTTTCAAACTTACTCATATTTCCCTTCTCCTTTTAATAGACAACAATTATCTGCTATGCCAGAATCTACGCTAGGCTGCGGCATGATTGAGAGGGCTTTGATAGCTTTTTCTGATAGGCAGATGGGCTCGCCGGACGTGATTGCATTTCCTTCCGGCAGCGTCCCTTCCGTTCTGGATTTTGTGGTCGGGCGTCACATGGCTTTCGTGTATGGGGTAAAACTTGCGTGTGCGCAAGTCTTTTTCTTTGTTTTGTTGTGTTTGTGTTCCGTTGGTTTGGAGAAAATAGTTTTAAAAAAGTGTAATTACCGGTTGACAAGGGCGGTACAATGTCCTATATATTATATTGACGATAAGTTATTCCAGATTGTGAATGGAACCATTAAGTGTGTTTAGGGTGTCCGCCGTCCGCCGTCCGGGGGTATTACATACCCCCCCGGACAGGACGGACAACGTACGAGAACACCAGACCGGACAGAAAACGGACGTTGACCGGACGAGATGGAATAGGAATGGGAAAGCAACAAAACGAAAGGGAAAAAGAACATGAACGGAACAATCGCAGAGAAGACTGACGGTGTGGGCGAAATGAACATTGCCGGGATGGTTCCGTCTCCATTCGCCGAGCCATCGAGGTGCCCGCGTATGAGTGATCTGTTGCTATGGTCGAGAGATCGGAAGTTCGGATTGTCTCTGAATGA